AGATGTATATTGTGTGTATAGTATGTGTGTATGATATGTTGTTTTGAGTAAATATAACGAGTTGATAATCAGGTATTAAACTATACATTTGCTACACATATAGTTACATATAAAAGAGCAACATAATGTTTTTGTATTAAAGGAAAAAGCTTATCCGAGAGGATAGGCTTTTCTGTTGTTATACAGATAGTTAAGCGTACATTGGTGCTGGTGCTGAAATTTTCTAGCACCAAAATAGCACCAAATTTTTTCCTAGCACAAAAAAGAAAAATAACAAATTGCTGTTCAGAAGTTTAGCCTAGTTTTTATCCACTATTATTTTTATAGTCTTTTAACAAATAGTCAAATGTATAATACGTGTATTCCAAATGTATAATAAAGTGTAGTTTTGCTCGTTTTTTACAAAACTTCACATTTGGTTGTTCAAAAAAAAGTTTCTATCTTTGCACCAGTCAAACGTAGCGGAATGACAAATGAAAGAAGACCTCCTTTCCGGCGAAAGCCGACGAGATATGGAATCCCTGAGTTCTAGACCGCTACCTAGGCTTGGGGATTCTCCTTTTTTATCCCTGAGTTTTTTGGCAAGACATACGAGGTTCAATCCGTGCAGTCCTCTTCGGGGTTATCGACCGATATATAAAACTGCTCAGTCTAGTAGAATATATCCATTTAGGTAAACCCTGCGCTGTTCGATCCATTAACAACAGGTGCCCATCTGTCGCAAGACACTACCCCTATATGGATGAATCAAACAAAGTGGGTAACTTTGTTCTATGTAGGCTTTGGTAGGGAATAATTTACTGCTTATAGTAGTTGATAATTAAATAAAAATTTTCCTTGCTGCTGCCCTCTCCCTTATGGGATGGGTAAAGAATGGATAGTATATATAGTTGAACTAGTAAAATTTTTGCTTATGGAACTGGATATGTTGATTAGAAATGCCCTGAGCGATGCCAAGTGGTTAATTGCTAAGGGTGGCACGGATAGGGCAGAAGTCCTGAATCGTGTGATGGGTAAGATTGATGATGCCTTGAAGGAACTGGATGGGGCTGACCTCATTGACCTCAACAAGGTATGGCATCAGGCGAAGGATGTTATGCCGCCAAGAATTTATGGTGGCAATCATGCAGACTTGCTGTGTGTGCATCAGTTTAAGCCTACCTCTCATCCTATTCTTACTCACGAAGAGAACTGCATATGGTTTGAGGTGTATCTTAAATCGAATCCGAATGACTGGTGGTGTAGAACTGGGGATTTGTTGAAGAAGGAACATCGTGAACTTTATTGGAGATAGATATATTAATTAAAATTTAAGATTATGAGTGAATTGTATTGGTTAGGTGTTTTGGGTAACTTGAATGAATTATGTGGGGTTACTGTAGTTCTTTGCTTTTTTGTTTTTGCAGGTTTAGGTATATGGGTATTTATGTGCATTGATGATTTTGAAGAGCCATCTCCTTTTATTAAAAAAGTATTGAAGGGTTCTCTTTTCGCTATTGTGTTTGCGGTATTTGGGTGTATATTTATTCCTTCACAAAAGAATCTCCTTATCATCTATGGGGTAGGCGGCACTATTGACTATCTCAAAGAAAACAAGGATGCAAATAAGATTCCTGATAAGTGTGTCAAGGCTCTTGATAAGTATCTTGATGATGCGTTGACGGAAGATAAAGATAAGGAGTAACTATGGTATCAGAATCAGCTAGATATTATCAGACTCATCCGGCTGCAAGGGAGCGCAAGAAGAAATACGATACACGCTTTGAGTCTTCACCTACACAGAAGGCTAAGCGTAGGGAGTTGGCTCGTCATAATGCCGAACACGACAAGAAGTATGGATCAGCATCCAGAAGGGGGATGGATGCTTCACATACCAAGTCAGGAATCAGGTATAAACCATCATCGGTGAATCGTGGTTCCAAGACTGATATGGCTGGAGATAGAAGAGCTAGGGGCGGTCGCTGATAGTGATTGCCGGAACATACGGAAAAAATAAGAGGGAGTGCTCACGCATTCCCTCTTCCGTTATCAACAATCTATTAACCTTAAACAAAAACCTTTAGCCTATGAACTTTAATTTCTAATCACTAAAATCAATGAACAAAATATTTCTAGAACCCATTAACTTTCCTCCTCAGACATCTGCTTCAACTTCTCTGTAAGCGCATTTGCAATCTCACGCTTATCTTCGAGAGTGACGGTCTGCAGCTTCGGACAATTAAACTCAAGCATCTTGATGAAGGTGCTGACCTTATCCTTCGGCTCGCATTTGTACCATGCAGCCATAAAATCATCCCAAGCATCTCTAGTGAAGTCGGCACACAGCTCACGAAACTCCTTCTTGATAGGAGACTCGTAACCTTTCTGCTTTCCGCCGGATTTCGCCCGACCTTTCTCGAACTGACCTTTTGAATTTCTGTCTGTAGCCATATCCTTCACTAAATATGATGCAAAGGTACACACAATCCTGCACATAGAAATCTTATCTATTAACTTTTTGCTGCTAAGTTAATGGATAAGATGCTTATATAATAAGGTATAGTTATCTTTGCTGCAGTTTAAACGTTTAAAATAAATTTTTATGTTAGGATCATTAATCGGTGCAGGACTCGGTGTTGCAAGTAGTATCTTTGGTGGCATATCAGCCCGAAAAGCAAGACGAAAGCAGGAGCGGATGCTTGCACAGCAGGAAAAGGAAAATCAGGCATGGTATGATAGAAAGTACAATGAAGACCCTACCAAACGTGCCGATACCGTAAGATTGCTCACTCAGATGCAGGAGCAGATCAAGAACAGAAACAAGGCTGCTAGGGGCAGACAAGCGGTGATTGGTGGTACGGAAGACTCTACCACAGCAGTGAAGGAAGCGAATAACAAGACTCTTGCCGACACGACCTCCCAGATTGTGGCTGCAAATGAGTCTCGCAAGGATGACATCGAAAGTCAGTATCAGGCGAGAAAGAATGCTATCCAAAATAAGAGAATGGGGCTGGAAGCAGAGAAGGCTGCTGGTGCTGCTAGCGTGGCTGCTGGTGTTGCCGGAACTGCTGCCAATATCGCTGCCACCATTGATGGTGGATTGGGCAATAGCAAGGTTGCCAGACCTAGCGTTTCCTCGCCTACACAAGCTGATCTGGATAAGCTCGATGCCAAGGTTGGTGCGGCTCCTACCCAGCAGCAAGTGGCGAGTGATTTGAACGATATGATAGGTGATAATGCACCTAAAAAGGTAAACGTATAGCTTATGGGATTGGCAGATTATTTACGAACGAACAATGGCTTGAAGACTACACAGAGTGTACTCAACAAGCAGCAGAGTGGTGTGGATGCTGCTCAGAAGGCTTCTCCTGAACAAATCAATATGAACACCGCACAAGCTATGCTCCATGGCAAGGAGGAGCAGCTTACTCCTCCCAAGGATGCCCATGAGCAAGCGGTGAGAATGAACCAGCAGACTTCCGAGGGTATGCTGAACGGCTCTATCCCTATCGTGAAGAAGGAAGAACCGAAGCCGGAACCCAAGCAGGAGCCGGAGAAGAAGCAGTTGACCTATGCGGAAATGTATAAGATGCTGAACCCTGCTGATAGTGAATCTCCTGAGCAGAGAGCACAGAGAGAGAAGAACGAGAAGCGGAAGGCTCGTATCGCTGCCTTTGGGGATGGTCTTCGGGCACTCGCCAACATTATCTTCGCTAGCAAGGGAGCCAAGGTGGTACACAATCCTGAGTCGGATATGACTGCTGCCATCAACAAGCGAAAGGCTTATATGGATGCTCAGCGTAAGAAGAATCGGGCGGCTTGGCTGACTGGCTATCAGAGGGCATTGGCTCTGGATGAGGAAGCGAGAAAGAATAACCTGACTCTTGCCGAGCAGATGAGGTATCACGATATGCAGAATGACATCAACAAGGTGAAGAATGATCAGGGGCAGCAGAGAATTGACCAAGGTCAGCAGAAGATAGAACAGAATCAGCAGAAGATTGACTTGTCGAAGTTGAAATATACAAATGATGCTGAGTATAAGGAAGCTAAGTTGAAGATAAGTGAATTGCTTGCAAATGGTCAGATAAGTCATTGGGCAGCTCAAGATGCGACTGCTAGACTCCGTGAGAGTCGAATTGCTGCCAAGGCTCATGCTTCTTCTGGTGGCAACAAAACTACTGCTGGATATTGGTATGAGTTCTACGATATGATGGACTCCCCTGAAGGTCAGAAGAAGATTAATGAACTCAAAAGAAAGTTGAGAATCAAGAATGTGACTCAGACTAATGTGAGATACATCATGGATAGATTGAAGGGCAGAAGTAGTTCTGCTGGTGGTGGTGTACCATCGGGTGGCGGCAAGCATACGACACATAAGGCTGGCGGTTCTTCTTCGGCTGGTGGCAAGAAGAAGACTGGAGTAAAATGGTAACAAGATTGGTAACAAACTAATATATATATTATGGCAGAAAGACCATTATACACTTTATACAAGAATCTGAAAGCACAGAACTATGATGTGCCGGACGATTACAATAAGTTTGAGAGTGCCCTGACCAGAGACGGAAAGGGCGGTGCTGATAACAGACACGCTATCTATGAGAACTTGAAGGCTCAGAACTTCGATGTTCCTAATACCTATGAGCGTTTCTACTCGGCACTTTTTGAACCAAGAAGCAAGACTTCATCAAGGGCGAAGGGCGGTAGTGTTCCTATGAGTGCTGCTGATCGTGCTCGTTTCTCGGCTGGGGCAGCAGCTATCTCGGCAAGTGCTCAGCACACGATGAATAATGCTGGCAGATACAACAGACTGAAACAACGCAAGCAGAAACAGCAGAAGGATTTCGGGCGTGTGAACTTGGGTACACATCAGACTCCTTATGGTGGTGATGCAAACAATGTGGTGAAGGATGATTCCTCTTACAATCCTGAGACTGGCAAGGCTGGGGCATACGTATCATCTGACAACGAGAATGTTTATTCTCAGCCGGAAGCCGAGCAGAAACAAGCTGTACTTGACCAGCAGAACAATGCCTATCAGGAAGCGGTAGATATTGGCGAGATTCCATCTGTATTCGATGTTCGTGACAAGAATGGAAACTATGACTTGCAGGAGAACATCAACAAGAATGGAACCTATCTTACTGAGGAGGGTGCTCGCAATCAGTTTGATAAGAAGCTGGCGGAAGCCTATGCCCGAAAGAAGGAGATTGAAGCTCTTATCGCTGAGGATCATCGTCAACACGGAAATCCTCTGCTCTCTTATGGTGCTAGTATCGGTGCAAGTAACGGAAGAACTGCAGAACAGAGTGACTATAGCAACAAACTGGCAACATCCCTTGCTCTGGTTAAGCAGCAGATCGGTGCGCTTGAAGCGGTGAAACAATACCCTACAAGTAGTTGGGGTGAGGATGCATTGAAGGCTCTTGACAATACTGCATTCACGGCTAAGACTTGGGATTTCGGTCTGACTGACTTTGCAACTATGGGTCAGATGGAACGTATCAAGACAAAGATGGACAACAACCTTCCACTCTCCGGCTCCGATAAGATGCTCTTGAAGAGTAAGCTGGGTGCTGATGCTGCTGCGGCTCTTGAAGACGAGAAGATGGGCAACATCTATCGCTGGACGAAGATTGCCGGACAGTCTCTCCCATTCATGGCAGACTTCTTCCTGACTGGCGGTTATGGTGGTATTACTAAGGCAATCAGCCGAGGAGCCTTGAAGTTCGCTGCTAAGCGTGGCATGGGCAAGGTGAGTGCTGCCATCTTGAAGAACACTGGTATCGTGGCTGGCGATGTTATCGGCTCGTATGCGATGGCAGGATCAGAACAGGCGATGAAGACTGGAGCAGACATCATGCAGCGACATCTTGGTAATCTGTATCAGGATGAGAAAGGTGATTACAAGTTCGGTACATTCGATGAGAACGGAAATCTCCTGCATGAGGGTGGCGAGTCTATGGGTACTGCTCTCTATAAGGGTCTGACCTCTGCTATGGTGGAGAACTATACTGAGAAGCTCTTCGGTCATAGCTATGGTATCAAGAAGGGTGCAATCAACTTCATGGAAAAACATGGTATGAATGCTTCTGCTGAGTTCTTCAAGAATATCGGCAAGAGTGGATGGTACACCAATTCCAAGAAGTGGATGGAGAAGTTCGGCATCAATGGCTTCGGTGAAGAAGTAATGGAGGAGGAGATTGGCATTCCTCTTCATGCTCTATTGGATGGAGATAATAAGTTCTCTGACCTCCTTGATACTAAACAGCAACTTGACATCATCGGTGGTATGGCTCTATCTGTCGGCTCTATGTATGCGATGGGTGCTGGCTCCCGACCAGTCAAAGGTGTGTACAATCGTTCCCAGTACTACCGATTCCGTAACAAGGTGAACGTGGCTGATAGTGATGCTCAGAACCTGATGGGCGATAAGTGGGCAGACATCAAGGATAAGATTGACAACACGACCAACGAGCAGATGGGTGGTGTGTTGGCTGATATTCTCAGACAGAGAGATACTATGAGCAAGGATCAGATTAATGCTGCCATCAACTATGGTATCAATCTGATGAAGATGCGTGGCTACAATGTTGCCAAGACTGCCGAAATGAATGCTAGAGAGATTACCAACGAGCCAACAACTCCTGAGGAGCAGCATCAAGAGGATATTGATAATGCTTACTCTGAGGGTCACGATGCTGATGATGCAGACAAACATGACATTCAGTTGGAGCATGAAGACCAGATGAAGACTCTTGCCGGATTGCTGAATATCTCCGAGCAGCAGTTGTCAGCTATGAATGATGATGAGCTTCAATCCCTGACTGGGCAGAACGACAAGATCGACCAAGCTATCTATGACTACCAGTTGTCTTCTGCTCGTTACCAAGGTGTGACAGATGATGCTCAGGATAAGATTGATATGGCGGCAAATCAGGCAGCTCAGCGTGTTGATATGTACACAGACAAGAGCCGTGGCTCCGTCCGTAACGCTACGGTTAAAGCTAGTGGTGGTGCTGAAGATTATGGTGTGTACATTATCTCCGGCAATATTGCTATCAACGAAGATGGCTCTATCAATGTAGCGGATAGCGATGATATGATTCTCTTCTATGATCCTACAACAAATTCTGTTGAACATGCTGATGCACTGAGATTCGCTGAACTGGGTGATGAAGTTCCTGCCGATGATGTGAAGGCTCAGGCGGTAGCTGATGCAAAGGAGAAGGCTATCAAGGAAGTTGCTGGCATTGTTGATGGCACAATAGATGTTGGCTCCCAGTTCAAGGTTACTGGTGCTGATGGTTTGGAACATACCTACGAGATTCTTGCCGACTATGGCGATGGTACTGCTGCAATCTCTATTGATGGTAACGTGGTAGAGAATCCATATTCGCTTGAAGACTTGCAGCAGTTGAAAGACTTGGAGGATCAGAAGAGACTGGAAGCAGCCAAGGCTCAGCGTGAGCAGATGGAGAAGGAGCGTGCTGAGCAGCAGACTCAGGAGACAGAGCAGCCAGAAGAGACTCAGCCTTCTCTTGACTTCAATCAGATTCTTAATGATAATGGTAACGTGGTGCTCGCTGATGTTCTCGGCAAGGATGGCAACACTAAATATCCAAACTCCCAGTTGTTCCTCATCCGTGATTCAGGTGCCAAAGCTAAGGTGATGGAGTTGAAGAGTGATGGTACTCTCGTTCCTCATGCGGTAAACAAGAAAGATGTGAGAACTGCTACTACTATGACACTCGATGAGTATAAGCAAGCATTTGCTGACTCCTCAATGATAGAGGATAATAGTGGTGCGATAGAGGGCGGTAGAGGTGGAATAGAGGTGAATGATGAACTCCCACCAGTTCCTGATAATGTGACAATCAATGGTGATGGAACATACTCTGTTGATGGTGCTGTGCAGGGTGGAGAAAATACTACTGCTCCTGCTGAACAGACAGAACAGACTCCTGCTATGACTCTCGAAGATGGAACCATCGTGCCTATGCTGGAGGATGGCAATCCTGACTTCTCGAAGCTGACTGCTGATCAGACTGCTGAGTTGTATGACTCCCAGTTTGGTGAGGATGCTGATAGCGTAATTAGTGGATGGGTATCTGATGCCAAGAAAGCACTCGACAAGGCGAACAATATGACCGTGAAGGGTAAGAACTTCGTGGAACAGAAGGCGGCAAAGGAAGCTAAGGAGAAGGCGATTGCTGATGCTCAGGCTGCCTATGACTCTGCTATTGCTATCCGTGATGCCTATAACAGCAGACAACTTGCCAAGGTCGAAGATACTGCTGAGGGTAGAAAGAATCTCATTGAGAAGGCAAGAAGAAAGTTCTCTCGCTTGAAGAGTGCGGTAAAGGATGATGCAGAGGCGGTATCTCAGCTTTACAAAGATGTTGTCGGCTCTCTCCTGCATCGTCTGTATGATGTGACTGGCATTGATGTGACTGATACGATTCCGCTTACTGCTGAGGAATATGTGGCTAGCAATCTCGGTGCTCACTCTCTCAACTATGAGGGAACTGAGACAAGCAAGGGTGTAAAGCAGGAAACTGGATTGAGCAGAGAAGACTTTGCCAAGACTCAGCTCCTCGCTGCTGATGGCAAGGGAACTACCATTGATGATCTCGTACATAGTCTGTGGGAGAATCGTCCATCTAACCTTGAATCTCTCGACACTCAGGATATTCGCAATGCCCTTATTGGTGTGCTCAATAGCGGTTTCAAGGCTTCGGAAGCTAGAAACTATATTGAGAATCTCCGTATCGCTCAGGCTGAGAATATTCTTGAAGAGCAGAAGAAGGCGGCTGACAACGCAGCATTCGCTGAGGAGAATAAGGCTGAATCAGAACAACAGACAGAAACGGCTCCTGAATCTGAGGAGAAGACTGGGGAAGAAAACTCTGATGAGATTAATGATGAGGAGAATGAGCAGACAAATGAGAATATAAATGCTCCTGAGACTCCTGAGATTCCTGAGGATGCAACGGACGAGAATCCGCTTGGTCAGCAGAAGTCTGAGGAAGACTTGCCTTTCTCTGCTAGAGACAATGGTACACAGCAGACAACTGCCGAGCGTGCTGCTGACGTAGAGAAGAATAAGGTGGATGATATGAAGGTCGTTGATAACATCGTGGGGCAGAAGACTCGCAAGGCTTTCGAGAGACTGGCTAAGATGATGGGTGCTAACATTCAATGGCAGTACTCAGACAAGTTGGGCAACGGCTGGATTCAGGAGACTACGGATGCCGATGGCAACGTTCATCGTACAATCTTCATCACTCTTGACTCTTCTATCACGGAAGGTGCTCAGTTTATCTTCGGTCACGAAATGACTCACCAAATCAAGAACCTGAACCCTGCTGCATACAATGAGTTGACTCAGCTTGTGCTTGATACCTATGGCTCTGATGCCTTCGACAAGGCGGTAGATGAGACTATGAAGAGATATTCCGATGCAGGATTCTCTGGACGTGCTAGAGATTACTATGCTGAGGAGGTTGTTGCTGATGCGGTAGGTGAAATGATTCGTGATCTCAACTTGGCTCACACTCTCGCTATGAAGATGTCTCATCCTCTGCTCGCTGCTATCCATGAGATATTGCAGAAGATTAAGTTGGCATTCTTTGGTACTGAGTATAGCGATGTAACCAAGAACATCATCCGCTCTATCGAACAAGCCTACGTGAAGACTGCCAATGGTCAGGTGACAAACTCTGAGACTGGTGAAGATGTTTCATTCTCTCTCCGTCAAAAGCCTGAGCCTAAGAAGAAGGGTATCGGCTACAAGGTGTTCGTGCTAAAGGATGGTAAACTCTATCCGCCGATGGTAGCGAACCCTGATGGTGCTGCTACTCCAGTTGGTGTATGGCTTGATGCTGATGCTGCTCCTATAGCAGGAGAAAGCAAGACTGGCAGACCTCAGGTAAAGCAGGGCGGCAAGGGCACACAAGGTGGCAGCGGTAAGCTAGCCTATAGACCAGGATGGCATCTTGGTGTAGTGCCTTATGCTATCCAGTTCAACCGCAAGGATGCTGAGGGCAACAAGACTCTCTTCCCAAAGAACTTCGTCTTCGCTGAGGTGGAGTATGCTGCTGATGTAGATTATCAGGAGGAAGCCCGACAAGAGGGTATCAATCCATCCGGCAAGTATCAGCATTCATTGGCTGGCTTGAAACATCTGCCTACTGATGGCTATTATATGTATCGTACCAACCCGAACCCTGAGACTGACCCTTGGGTGATTACTGGTGCGATGAAGGTGAACCGTATCTTGACCAGAGCAGAGCAAGCGGAACTTGTGAAGAATGCAGGACGTGAACCTCAGCAGATTCAGGAGGGCGATATTGTTACTGATGATGTTGTGAACAGCATCAATCAGGAGATAGATGATGCTCCTAAGTTCTCGTTAAAGGTATATCATGGTAGCGGTGCTGACTTCACAGAGTTTGACTTCGACCACATGGGCGAGGGTGCTGGCTCCCAAGTATTCGGTTGGGGTGGCTATGTTACATCTTCCAAGAAGATAGGAAAAAGCTATGCTACTCTGATGGATAATGACCCTTCTAAAGCATATTATCGCATACAGCGTTCTAATGGTACAAGATTCGCCAAGAAATATCCTACTCTAGAATCATTCCTGCATGGAGATAAGCAAATAGCTATGAATGACAAGTTCACAGAGCAGGAAAAGATAGACTTCTACAATGAAATGAAGAAGTTGGCTGAGCCATACCATAATCTCTATGAGGTGGATATACCTGATGATAATGGCAGCAACTATCTGGATTGGGATAAGCCTTTGAGTAAAAATCAGCAGGATGCCATTCGTGAAGGGTTGGAGCATCTTGGTGTAGGTATTAAGACGTTAGAAAGCAAAGGTCAGTCTTTAGAGAGAACTGGCGAAAATGTTTACAACAGTACTCTGTATATTGGGTTAACTGGAACAGAGTATGATTTGCCTGAAAGAACTAAAGGAATAAGCAAGTTCCTATCTTCTGTGGGCTTTACTGGTATTAAGTACAAGGCTGGACGTAACTTCGGTGGTGCTAAAAAGGGCGATACTAACTATGTTATATTCAAGCCTGAGGATATGAGAATCACAGAGCACACCAAGTTCTCGTTGAAGGATAATCAGGGGAATCCTCTGAATCAGGATGGTACTTTGAAGCTGGATAAGATTAAGTCCGTTGATGAGTTGACGGATGAAGACTTCTTGCATCCTACTAGAAATGTAGAATTGCCTAGCTTACCAAAGAAGATTGCTGATGCTATCGGAACAGAAGGCAAGCCAGTTGTTATCAAGAAGAATATCTTTGAGCGTAATTATATGAGACATAAGGACGTTACTCCTGAATTGAGTAAAGTAATCTTTAAGTCTGCTTTGTACAATCCTGATTTGTATGGTCAGAATCAAAAGAAAACTAGACCATATAATTGGGTACTTATCAACACGAAGGACGAGAAGGGCAATAACCGCACAGTATTATTAGAGGTAAATCCTAATAAAGATAATGTGGAAATCGTTCATTGGCACTTTGTGAATGATAAAAATTTGGGATTGATAAAGAAACAAGCCATCCGTGAGGGCGACCAAGTCCTCATACTGCCTTCTGAACAATCAGAAGAGGTTGGTGGTCTTTCCAACCTTACGGATGACTTATCTGCTGCAAAGATAGACAATTCTTCTGAAACTGCCAAGGAAAATGGCGAAAAGTTTTCATTGAAGGATGAAAAAACTCTTGCAGGAGTGCATAACATATCAGAAGAGAAGCTGTTGAAGGCTATCAAACAAGGTGGTCTTGCCAATCCGTCTGTGGCAGTCATTGACTCTAGTAAGCAAGACCATAAGGAGTATGGTGGCATTTCCTTGATTCTGCCTTCCGATAAGATTGCTAAGAGAACTGGAAAGAATGCAGGTACTTGGCAAGGTGATGCTTATACTCCTACTTATCCGGAAGTGGAGAAGCAGATGAGCAATAAGGGGGCTGAAAAGTCTTCTTCGGATGTTCTTTCTGTGCCAAAAGAAATGCAGCATGAAGTAAGAAATGGTATCGACCGATGGTTGAACGGAGGCGATGCAAACTCTGGTTTGAAGTATCTCTTCCTTCATGAGAAGGGTAACGCTCCTAAAATGGTAGAATTGCAACATAAATATAGCGATAAGGTCTATAATGACCTGAAATCTATCACATCAGGGAACTTTGACATCAGTAGTATTGGCAAGGCTGATGCTCAGAAGGTCTTGGATATGTATATTGATAACGTTTTCGGTGGTGACAGAGCAGCTTATGAGGAAAAGCAAAAATATCGTATTGCGAGGTATAAAAAACAAGTAGCTGAGGGTGAAAAGAATCCTTTCTTGTTAGTTAGAGCAAAAAATGCCTTGGAGCAGTATGATAAATATGGCTTTTATTTCGATAAAGTTCAGGAATTTGTTCGCAAAGTAGAACGTGACCATCGTATGACTGGAGTTGACACGAATGCTACGCTTAATGATGTGGAAGACTACATCAAGACCAATAACCTGACAGATGAGTTCAATATTTGGCTGGAAGGTAAGGAAAAGGAATATGGCATTAAGGAGGTAATCTTTGATGGCTTTACTCCTAGTGGCAATCGTAGATATGTGCCAAACACCTTGGAGAATGTTTCCAAGTTGATGAAGAAGCAAGGGCGAAATGGCGCAACTGGTGCGGCTGTATCTTTCCAAAACTTTGCTGCAAGACTGATGCCTTCTTATGGAACATTGAAGGATATTCGCTCCAAGAAAGGTTTGTTGACTTCTGACCGAGAGAAATTTGATAAATTCAGAGATAAGTGGTCTAGTGTTTTCTTTGAACTTGGTAATAAATGCCAACCAGATTCCACAAGTGCTTTTGATAGTTATGGCATGGAAAGACTCTCTGAGGCTGCTATGACCAGCGACCCACAAGCATACTTGAAGAAGGAGTATAATGTGGACTTCTCAGATGAGGACACGAAACGCTTGAAGGAAATGGTTAAGGCTATCAAGGAAGAGCATCCTGCCATGTACTTTGAGACTAAGTTTGAACGTCCAGTTAGATTTGATGAGTTCTCTGCTGCTGTTGTTCCTACTACTACCAAGAAAGAGGTGAAGGAGGCATTGAAGAATGCTGGTGTATCAATCTTTGAGTATGACGAAAAGAGCGATGCAGACCGCAGTCGTGCCTTCAATGAAGCTATCAATAGTAGCGACAATATTCGTTTCTCTCTGAAAGAAGAAAAGGAGAAGATTGTTGCTGATGCCAAGGCAAACGGAACCTATATGACTGCTCCTAATGGTGAGAAGACCAAACTGGATGCTGAACAATGGGCAACCGTCCGTACTGCCAACTTCAAGAACTGGTTCGGTGATTGGGAGAATGACCCTGAGAATGCCTCCAAGGTGGTGGATGAGAATGGCGAACCTATGGTGGTTTGGCATGGCAGAAGTGCTGAGTTCAACACCTTTGAGAAGAAGGAAGGTGTCCGCTTTATCATGGGGCTTGAAGACAAGGTGAAGGCAGAAGGATTCTTCTTCTCTCCTGATAAGGGCTTGGCTGAGGAGTTTGCATCCAATTCGTCTAGACACCGTGGCGGCAAGGCTAATGTGGTTCCTTGCTTCCTGAATATCCGAAGACCAATGGATTTGACTGGCGAAGACTATGACAGAATCTACGAAGATGTGACTGGCTGGGAGTACATGGTGGGCATGGACACTCAGGATAATCTTTGGGGTATCATGGATGAAGAGGGAATGGCTGACAAGATTAAGGAGAAAGGCTATGATGGAGCCATCTTTGTTGAAGAGGTGGATGATAGCTATGAGCCTACCAAGATTTCCTATTGTGCTCTGGATGCCAACCAAATCAAGTCTGCCGAGAATAACAATGGCGATTTCTCTGCCGACAACAATGATATCCGTTTCTCTCTCGCTGGCGAGCGTGGTGCGGCTGCTGCTGACAAGGCAGAGGAGCGTACTGCTCGTATGGATAACCTCTCCGTGGCTCGTAAGATGGAAGAGGAGAAGAAGGATGCCAAGGCTATCAAGATGGCTACTGGCTGGGAGCGTGGTGCTGATGGCAAGTGGAGATACGAAATGCCGGATGCCATGATCAAGGACACGATGGACGTAGGCGGTGGACATATTGTTAAGCGTTATGAGGATGATATGCTGTGGAATGGTGGCAAACTTTCTAGGGTGATTGATGCTCCTGAACTATTCAAGGCTTATCCTCAGTTGAAGGATGTGCGTATTGAAACGGATGCCATTATGAACGATATGCCTTCAAATGGTGAATATAATGCCAAGACAAACACCATTACCATCCATGCTGACGAGCTGAAATATATGAATAGTATATTGAATCACGAGATTCAGCATGCAATCCAGTCTATTGAGGGCTTTGATAGAGGAGGTAGCCCTAGATTGGTTAGAGGTGAGATTAAGAAGAGATTAGCAGAGGTCACTAAGCAGATTCGCCAGTTGCGTGCAGAAGGCAAGGAAGATGAGGCTAAGGCTATTGTTGAGAAGAACAGAGGTCTTTATAATGCTTATCAGGCGAATGATGATTACAACAGCTACAAGTCGCTTGCTGGCGAGGTGGAAGCAAGAAATGTGCAGGAAAGAATGAACATGACTCCTGAGGAAAGAAGAAGAACTCTCGCTGAATCTACTGAGGACGTTGCCCGCAAAGACCAGATTTTCTTGGGTGTTGGCGATGTGTCCTTCTCTCTCCGTGATATGGCTGACGGAAAGGAGAGTGGGGCGGCTGATATGGCTGAGGACTTGAAGAGTCTGAACACTCCTGATGAGGTGGATGATGCTATCAAGACTGCCATTGATGATATGCCGAGCGGCTGGCAGATGGCTAACAAGAAGATGGTTCATATTGCTCAGGCTCTGGGCGAGAACCGCAAGGCAGAGATTGCTGGCGATGAACCTAAGTTCTCCCTGAAGGATGGCACTCTCATTAAGGCTGGAACCTACTTTAGCGGTGGCGGTCTTGTTGAGGAAGGCTTGAAGGGCATCATCGACCCAGTGGTGGCAGTTGAGTATGATGAGAAGATAAGTGGTGTTTATCGCAATAACTTCGGGCAGCATATTGTGACGGCTGATGTTCGTGATGTTGACCCTAAGGAGTTGGTGAAGCAGATAGATGGCGAGGTGGAGTACTTCCATGCCAGCCCAGTCTGCAAGAACTACTCTCAGGCGAAGAGTAACCATGCTGAGGTGGAACTTGACAAGGAAACTGCTGCTAGTACTGCTGAGTTCATTAATGCTATTAAGCCAAAGGTGGTGACCATTGAGAATGTGAAGGGGTATAAGGATTCGGAAGCGATGAAGACTATCACCGATGCTCTGGATGCCAACGGCTATACTTGGGATGCAGATGTGTATAACGCTGCTGACTATGGCGGCTACACCAACCGAGAGAGATTGATTGTCCGTGCGGTTCGTGATGGCAAACTACCTGAAAAGCCAAAGAAGATGGCACACAAGAGTGGATGGTATGAAGCTGTGGCTGATATTATCCCGACCCTGACCGAGAAGAAGAATGGTGTGGCTCCTTGGATGGACGTTCGCTTGAAGGCTGATGGCATTGACTGGAGAAACATTGACAAGCCATTATATGTGATGGGTAGTGCCTATGCTGACGGAAAAATTCCTCATGCCTTTGCTGATGAACTGCTGCCAACACTCCGAACCAAGAGCGGTGATGTGATTGTGATGCCGGATGGTAAGGTATATCGTGCCATGGGTAGAGTGCTCGCAAGAGTATCAGGAGTGAGCGATGATTACAAGATGCCATTCTCCGAGAATCTGAGCCATACCATCATCGGCAACGGAATCCCTACCCAGTTGACGGAACATGTTATTGCTCCTCTGCTTACTGGATCTGACCCTAAGTTTAGCATCCGCACCTATCATGGTACTGGTGCTAGCTTTGATAAGTTTGATTTGTCTCATGCCTTGGAAGGCGAGGGAAGTGAGAGCTTCGGGCATGGTGTGTATGTTACCAACTCTAGCAAGATTGGACGTGAGTATGCCCAGAGAGCAAAGAATAGAAAGATGGAAGACCTCTATAAAAATATGCGCTACCCTGATGGGGTGAAGGGCGATATTTTCAAGAGAAGAGTCTTTGGGGAAATGGTGAACGATGTGGCTACTGGCGGTAGTGTGGCAAGTGCCAAGGAGTTTGCCAAGAAACGTGTCGGTGCTGATGCCAACGATATTCAGCGTACCCTTGAAAACTTGAAGGATAGAGAGAAGGGAACAGAATATGAGCAGAACTTGAAGAATAGACTTGCAGAGTATAAGGAAGGCTTGAAGTGGATTGATTCCCTTAATGAAGACTATCTGACTCAGGGAAATGCGAACCGTTACGATGTGGATATTCCTGATGATAATGGTAGCAACTATCTGGATTGGGAAGGAACGATTCCTGATTCCTTGGATAAGCAGAAGGTGGCAGAAGATGCCTATAAGGTAGTATCAGATAATCAAGGTTTCAATGATTTCAAGGCTACTCCTCTTAATGATTTCATTGCTCATACATTGAAGACTTATGTTAACACAACAGATGTGGCTGGAAGAGTTGAGAAACTGAAATCAGATATTAAGGATGTGATTGAGAATTATGTGGCAGATGACGATGTACTTGCTTTAAACGAGTATTTGAAGGATGCTACTCCTGATGATGTACTCGCTACCATCTGGTACAATGACCTAGTTAGAGATATTAATGATGCTGACCTTGGCGAGGAACTTTACAGAAAGTTGAGTACTTATGTAGGCGATAATGCAGCCAGTCAGATTCTTTCTGATAATGGTCTTGTCGGTATCAAGTACCCTGCTGGCATGATTCATGGCGGTGCAAAAGAAGGCGATTACAACTATGTTATATTCGATGAGAACAATGCCAATATCGTGGGTAATACCCGATACTCTTTGCGCTATGATCAGTTTGAGCACGACCTGAACCAGTGGAAGAAGGATAACAATCTGCCAAAGGATGCCCAGCGACCAACCATCCCACAACGTAACGCTGGCGAGAGTGCCGTTGACTTCCTGAGAAGAGTGGACGAGTACCGCAAGATGATGGCTCTGTGGAAGACTGCTCCAACCTACGAGCAGCATCTTCTGAGTGATGATACTGCCCTTGGTGAGTTCAACCGAGAGCTGCAGCGTGGTTCTGTGCTCAAAAGAATCGCATTCCAAGATAGTATGCTGGCTATCCGCAAGGCTCAGGAAGCTATCATGAAGGAGGTGGGTGTTGACCGCCTGAATATGGCTGAGGATGCCTATACTGCCGAGAACAGAAGTCACGGCAAGGGAAAGAACGAGTTTGAGGAGTACAATAACGAGTTCCTGCAGCCACTCAGAAAGGCTTATCATCAGATGAAGAAGGTACTGGGCAATAGCTACGACAACGTGCGAGTCTATATGATGGCTAAACACGGATTGGAGCGTGATGCCCAGATGGCATTCAAGAAGTCATTGGAAGCTGACTATGAAGATGTGAATCAGAGAAGTGCAGCATACAAGGCATACAAAAACGACTTGGATCGTGTGACCAATGATGCCGACTTGGAGTTTGGCAGGGTAGATTTCACCACTTGGAGACAGAAGGATAATGCCCTCCGAGGAAAGTACTCTCCATCCTATATGGACTACCGCTATGATGATAACGGAATCGCATACGATTATTCCGGCTTGTCTTCACTCTTCGATGGTTCAGACTTCGAGGAAGCTGCCCACAAACTGGTAAGGGATGTGGAGACCAAGCATCTTGCCGAGGTTCAGGCTCTTTGGAATGCTACGAATGCAGCCACCAAGAAGATCCTTCGTGATGGCTTCAAGGCTGGAATGATGAGCAAGGATGCCTACGAGTATGTGAAGGGTATGTATAGCCACTACATTCCTCTCCGTGGCTGGGATGGCACTACTGCCGACCAAGTCTGGGACTATATCGGTGGCGGCAAGGGTGCGTTCAATCAGACCTTGAAGACTGCACACGGACGAACCTCTATCGCTGATGATCCTATCGCATACATCGAGAATATGGCAGAGAGTGGAATCCTGCTGAACAACAAGAACTGGGTGAAGCAACACCTGATGCTCTTGGCTCAGAATCATCTTACCTCACTTCTGACTCTGAGCAAGGCTTGGTATGTGAAGAGTACGGATGCTAACGGCAACGAGGAGTGGATTCCTGCTACCCCTCAGATTACTTCTCAGATGAATAGTAATCAGGTGAAGGCTGCCATTAATGCTTTCGAGCAGAAGATGGAGCAGTTGGCTCAGACTGGCGATGCTACCAAGCAGAGAGATGGATTGAACATAGCCTATCCTCAGACTCACAGCGAGGAGAGAGAACATGAGGTACGAGTGATGAAGGATGGCGAGGAGTATGTAATCTACGTGAATGGTGACCCTCAGTTGGCTCAGGCGATGAACAATACCAGAGCACACCGAGTAAGAGAGATTCAGAGCGGTAAGCTGGATAGGGCTGCTGCTTGGTTGGGCAGAAAGATGGCTGCTGCCTACACTAGTCTTTCTCCTCTCTTCATCCCTTCCAACTACTTCCGAGACCTGACTATGACTCTGGCTTCTACCGCTATTCGTGAGGATGGCAGATACAATTATCTGCTCATAAAGAATCTCGCTACCTCTTGGAATCTCGGTTTTATGCTGAGAGAATATCAGAACGGCAAGTTGAGAGAAAAGGTAAGCAACGGAAACGCTACACCAAAGGAACAGATGTTCTATGACTTTATGATGAATGGTGGCGAGACTGGCTTTGTCTCTTCGCTTGATGTGGAAGACTTGAAGAAGAAATTCAAGAACGACTTGAAGGATTTGGATAGATGGAAGGCGAACCCAGTAAAGGTAGGGCACACCATCATGGATGGCATTGAGTTCCTGAACAGAATGATTGAGGATAGCAACCGATTTGCGGTCTATATGACTTCCATCCAGTATGGTCGCTCCATTGATGAGGCTGTGAATGATGCCAAAGATGTAACCTTGAACTTCAACCGCAAGGGTACTGGCGAATACGGCTGGCAGATGATTAGAAATCTCTATCTCTTCATCAATCCGGCTGTACAGAGCTTGCAGACCTTGGGTGCGCTTGTCAAGCATCATCCTTTCAAGTTCACGGCTGTTACTGCAGCTTGGTTGGCGAGTGGTGTGCTGGTTCCTATTGTCAATGCTGCCCTGATGAGTCTGTTGGGCGGTGATGATGATAAGGATAAGTATTGGCAGTTCTCTAAGTGGGATAGACGAAACAATGCCATTATGTGGATTCCGTTTACCAACGAATATGTAAAGATTCCGCTTGCTCAGGAGTTCCGTGCCTTCTATGGCATAGGCGATATGATTGCTTCCAAGATGATGGGTGGCGAGCTGGCAGAGGAAACTTGGAGCCAGTATGCAGAAGACTTGCTCGGTCAGGTAGTGGATATGCTTCCGCTTGATCCAACTGGATATGATGGCAACATAGCAGTCAGCCTGATGCCGAACCCTATCCGTCCTGTCTTCGAGTTGGCTTTCAATGTTGATTTCACTGGCAAGCCATTATTCAAGGAGACAGAGTACAACAAGTATGACCCGAACTTCACCAAGGCATACGTGGGTACTCCTGATTGGCTGGTGCGAGTATCGAAGATGGTTAACTCAATCGGAAATGACTATCCTGATGTACAGCAGAATGCCATAGATGCTTTTGGAGACCCAAGATACAATCTGAACAACCCAGCGGTGGTTGATCACGTCTTGTCTTCCTATCTCGGTGGTGCATACACAATGGGAAGTCAGGTGCTCGGTGTCCTCACCAAGTCACTCAACGACCCGAAGGAAATCAAGATGGCAGACATACCATTGGTAAGCAAGTTCGTGAGCAACCCAGATGATAGACCAGTCACCAAGAAACAAGGTGATGAGTTCTGGAATATGAAGGAGAACCACGACCGTGCAGCCAATACCCTGAGCAAGTTGAAGAAACAAGCTAAGGTGGATGGCGATTACTCTATACTTGAGCGGTTCTACGGCTCAGAGGAATACAAGCAGTATAAGCAGGAAGATGTGAAGGTGAAGAAGTATGAGGAAGACAAGAAGAAGGAACGTGCCGATGAGAGTGGGGAAGAGTACAGACCTCACAAGCTGAATGCCGAGGATATATACAAGGCTCACGCTACTCCGAAGGATGATTTCGAGGACTTGAAGCTGAAACAACTCTTCACCAAACTGAATGGATTCAAGACCTCCTACGACCTCTTGGTTGACACGGCTCCTGGTCAAAGCGATGGCTACTACAACACCAACAAGACTGCCATTGATGCCATTGACGAGATTTCCCTTGACAAGCAGGAGATTTCCGAGTTGAAGAAGGGTTTCTTGGAAGATGGCAAGGATGCCTACAATGCCGAGGATATGAAGAGAATCCGTGAACTGAGAAAGCGAATCCTCTCCGTGCTGGAGCCAGCCAATAAGGTGGTTGTGGCTAACCAGAAGGCGAAGGCTGAGAAGAAGTAATGCAAATATGACTATCCCCCGAAGGAGCTATGCTTTCGGGGGATAATAGTCTCTAGGCAAGGAATCTGCTTTCAATCCGGCACAAAACATCCTTGATTTGATAGGAAAAAGTTTCAATCTGAAAGTATTAACAAAGATTATAGTTTAAATTCCCTCAAAATAACCTCAATCTCAATAATTCTCTTTATCTTTGCTGCATCTAAGAACATCTGTTTATCAGATATTTAAATCAACGGTTCAATACCATTAAACTTTAAAAAAACGAAACGCTTATGGACAAAGACGAAAATAACCAACGTGTCAACAGAATGTTCGGTGAGATAGTTAAGCTTATTCCCGAACGCAGCAAGATCAAGACAGACTTGCTTTATTTCAAGTATGCCCCCATACTCGTCATGCTTATGAGATGGTATGGTGTATCTCAGTTCTATAGTAACAAGATGGAGATTACTCTCTGGTATGAGGAGAACGAGGAACCTGTCTGGTTCTTCTACTTCATTACCTACATTCTCTATCCTATCTCCTTATGGAAAGGTCAGGTGCTCCACCGATTGTGTGTAGAGTGGCGCATCCCTATCCTCTATACCGCAGGAGTCAACGTGATACATGTGATGTTTGGCTCTGTTATAATCACAAACCAGATGTTTTATTGCGATGTCTTCCTGATCAGTCTCATCTTAATATTGTATGCTTATGTCACAATTAGTAAATTACAGCATCATCGAAGCAGGACTTCGTGCTCTTGCTGACAAGGCTCACGAATCAGCAGTAGCCCAAGCGGAAGGCAAACCTATTCCTTGCGGTCTATCAGAGAATGATATGGAACTGGTGGCACTCCTTACCGCCATGATGAATGATACCCAAGCCAACAAGGGCTGGTGCGCCCACGAAATGGGTAAGTCTATTTCCTCCTTCGAGAAGTATGTTCACGATGGAAAGATACCTGAGGGCATCCACGACCAGTTCGGTCACGAAAAGAAGTGGAACAAATCTCTCATCAGGTTCTTCGCCAACAAGAAGGCTTTCTTCCGCAAGCAAGCCCGAAAGTATGGAATAAGCATATAGCATCAGCTACACATTATTATATATAGGAGAGACCCAATCGCCCCTCCTGTATTTTTACGACCTTTTCCGTAACCATAAATCTTTGCTAATCATACATTTATAGAACCTTTTACGAGTTTATCTATCTCTATCCATATTATTCGTATCTTTGTGCTCGTAACGTTACAAAGTGAGAATCATAATTTAGTGTTTAACAAAAAAGATTTCAGGATAATATGGAAAGTAAAACGTATGTATTCGGAAACGAAGGCTCAACATCTAACAATGGGATGCTCGGTCTTCTCGCACCCCTTCTCCAGAAGCAGGGTGTTGACCCAAATGTCCTTCTTGCCATGAAGGGAAACAATGGTTTCGGTGGCGAAGGTGGATGGTTTATGTGGGTAATCTTCCTTTTCTTCCTCATGGGCTGGGGTGGTAACGGCTGGGGAGGTTTCGGCAATAATGGTCGTGGTGGTCTCGCCAACGAGATTAACAATGACTATGGTCGTGGTCTCCTGATGGATGCCATCGGTGGTAACCGCAATGCGCTCAGCAATTTGGCTACCCAGTTGAACTGTACCGAAGGTCAGATTCAGAGTGCTATTTCTGCCTTGACCTCTCAGGTTCAGAATGTAGGTAATCAGGTTGGTATGAGCGGTATGCAGACTATCAATGCGCTGCAGCAGGGTAATATGCAGATTGCTCAGCAGATTGCAAACTGCTGCTGCCAGACCAACAACAACATCACTACTCAGGGTTATGAGAGTAAGTTGGCTATCTGCCAGCAGACTCATGCCATCAACGACAATGCCAATGCCAACGCATTGATGTTGCGTGACACCAACCAGTCTAACCATCTTGCCTTGATGGGTAAACTCGACCAGATGCAGACTCAGGCAATGCAGGACAAACTTGATGCACTTCGTGAGAAGAATAGTGCTCTTGTAGCACAGATTTCCAACGAGCATCAGACTCAGGCTTTGCAGGCATACCAAGCACAGATTATCACTCCAGTGAATGCTGCCCTTGCAGCCTTGCAAGCAGAGGTAGCTGGCATCAAGTGCAAGTTGCCTAATACCGTATCTGTACCATATCCTCAGTTGAAGACCTACAATCCAGAGGTGTTCCAAGCAGCTGCTATGGGAGCATACGCTGGTGATGTAGCAGCAGCCAACGCAGCATCAACCGTAGGTTGTGGTTGTTAAAGGAAAGGAGGTAACTATGTTCCCTTTAAATTATCCTTTCAGCCCATTATTCCCAATGGTCAGGCGACGGAATCCTATCAAGAGAGTTGATATTGGCGGTATCTATGAATTGAAGACCAATGCACTTCAAGTAACTAACGAGAGTGTAGACTTCGGTATCAATCCTAGCTGCTACAAGGCTTTACCTTGTGAGAGTATCGTACTGCTAAAGATTCATCAGGGAGTGCCTACTGCTGGCGAAGACCTTCCAGTCAAGATTGTGGTGCCACACAATGGTGCAACAACCATCAGCACTACTAGCGGAACTACAAGTGGAACAACCACGGCTGGCACAACTAAGTCTTCCGTGGTAGACCATACTGGTTCTGCTGTAACTGGAGCGGGTCTTTCAAGCACTACGGAAGCTCTAGCCTATATCAACAAGAAGAGCGGAACAATCCGACTGCTTGGGTTTCAGCAACCAACTGGTGGCTAACAGAGTATTAACAATGGGGCAGATAGCAATGTCTGCCCCTATAAAAGAGAAAGAAAATGTTTCAAGGTTTAAGACAAAATTCCCTTTTTTACATATTAGACAAGGGAGGAGAAAAGCCGACTCTCAGAATCGGTCAAGTTATATCGGTAAGTGACCCTCAGCAGAAGTTTCCGACAACTTACATCCCGAATCAAGTGCCGAACTTCGACACAACGGTTGATGTAAAGGTGAAGGTTGGAGAACAGCAACTCAACTTCGAGAAACTGCCATCCACCGCTCAGATAGCCAACTCAGGAACTAATGGCGTGGTGGTCAGTGACAGCCGTGATGCTATGTGTGCTGAGGTTGATTCCATGCTCAGACAAGCAAAAGGTATCTTGGAGAGTGTTGACTACAATAAGGCAGTAGTGGAATCATGTGATGAAATACTAGCCAAACTCAATCCTCAGATTGCCAAGGATAAGCAGCAAGAGCAGGACATCAGTAACCTGAAATCTGACATGAACGGAGTGAAGGGTACGCTATCCGAAATTAAATCTCTTCTGTCTGATGCCTTGAAGCTCAGTAAGAACTAATAAAGGTAAGAAGATTATGGTAATGATTGAGATTACAGAAGATAAGTTCGATGATTTGTATGACAACATCGAGTCTATGCTTGGTTTTGGCAGCAAGGCTATGTCTTGTCTGAAAAAGATGAAGCAGGAGCGTATGGGTGAGCGTATGCCTGATTATCGTGACGATTGGAGAAGAGAGCGTGAGGAACGTGAAGAGCGTGAGAACAGACGTAGATTCAACAACGTGAACGATGATTGGAACTATCCGAACCGCTATGGTGAAAGAGGTGGTGGCGGCTACAATGGTGGCGGTCGCTAGTGTTTAACTTGGGAGTTTTGGCACCGACATTTATGTAGGAACCAGACTCCCTTTAATATTCAGCAATATGGGAAAATGCAGAATGCCATTGGATATGTATGACCTCAAACCTGAGGGAATGGTTTCTTATCTCAGATACAATGGCTATCATTTCAGCAAGAAGATGTGCGAGTGGGCGGTGAGTCTGATGTACAAGTATGACCCTTCCTCCAAGCGTGATGTAAGTATCTCGTTTTGGGATAAGGAGAAGGTGGATGCCCTTCTGCTTGGTCAGGGAATCGAGGTGAAGAATAAGATAGGCTACGACCATGTATATGTGGCGAATATGGCGAGGGCAGACTTCTACAAGTCTTCCATCAAGGATGAGGAGCAGCTAGCCCAGTTCATCAAGGATATGGTGGATGATGCCGACCAGAAGGATGGCTTCATCTTCAACCGATTCTATGCAGACTGCTGCCACAACGGAGTTCCTATCCCTTGGGATGATGTGTTATGATCAGAAGAGTAATACAACTCCCGAAGTACGATTGGAGCATAGTATGTTTCATAGGTTATCAGCCTCCTGATGCCGATGAGATATGCTATGCTCTTTCTGATATAGGATGCAGCGGCAATCCGTTATCAGAAGCCCAAGAACATCTAACCAAGGAGAGTGCTGACAGAGGTCTCACGTATTCCAACCTTGCCCAACGGAGAAGCGTTCTTGCCATTGGTACGGGCAATGCTGCAAGTATCATCAATACCATCGGTCACGAACTCCTTCATGTTGTAGCGCATATCTGTGAGCAGGATCATATTGATATGTTCAGCGAGGAGCCATGCTATATAATGGGCACTCTATGTGAGCAGTTCTTCCAGCTTGTGCATTAACTCATCTAACCTTTCTAAGCGAGTAAAACCTTATGTTTTCGTAAGAAAATGAGGTGAAATCTGGTGGAAGGTTAATGAGTAAAAGGAAAGGGTGAGCCTAAACAACTCACCCTTTCTCTTTATTTATAAACTCAGCGACTTAGAGTTCTAATACCTTATTTTTAAGGACAATATCTTTCCTTTTCGTGCATAGATATTATATGTTCCTGCTTTCATCACTCTGGCAAAGCTACAGAATCCTACAAAGACATCATTCATGAAGTCTGAAACATAAACCTCAGTTTCATCAGTTGTGATGGCAAGGACATTTACATTTGACAACTTGTCTATAGTAAAACTTCCAATATTTGTATATTCTTCATCTTGTAGAGAAATCTCTGAAACATCAATAGTCTTCTCATTAGGATAATATTGTTTGATAGGAGCATACACATTTGTAGTAAGGAGACCTACTTGGTGTTGATTCAGCTTCATAGCAGGTCTTCCGTTCCATGCAATTCCAAACTCTTCTATTAGCTTTTGGATTTGCTCTACACTTGAATTTAGTGTTATGCTTTCTCCATTTTCATTTGTATATGAACCACGAGACCATACATTGACATAAGTTTTGTGACCTAAATCTCTTGCATATTCAAAAATCTCTCTAACATCAGATATAGAACCACCAGTTATAGAACATGCTCCAGAAGAATATATTTCGTTCTCTACCAACATATCAAAGATTGCCTTATAGTTTGTCTGTGTAGCATTGTATATGATCCTCTCAATGCCAAACACCTTGCAGCAAGATACAAGTTCATCTATTGACTCCTGATTTTTAGGTTGTGATTTGAACTCTAAAAGAATATTCATTCCTAGCATTGTCAGGATATTCAATCCTTCTTTCAATGTTTGTATCTCACACCCATCTTCCCATCTATATGTGGACTTCAATTCTTCCAGAGTTAGGTTTGATACTTGAATCTTGTCATTTTTATCTATGGCTATACCATCTGACTTCCTAACGATTAAACTACCATTAATATTGATAGGAATGTCATGTAAGAATACCCAATGACCATCTTTTGTACATTGTATATCATCCTCGACCCAATCATATCCCAATTCCTTAGCTAGCACTAGTGCTTTTGCTGATTGAGTGGAAACACCAGTACCATATGTATGAATGCCCTTGCCACAAGCTATAGGTATGCCTACGAAGTTCGGATAAGAAATTTTTCTGGATACGCGAACTTCCTTTCTTTCAGAACTTGTGATAATATTTACCTTCAAGTTGTATTCATCAATTTTAGATATAACATCTTCAGCAAAAGAAGAGTCAACTAGCTTAACATCTAATCTTATATAATATGGAGAATTTGTATCAAGATGTTCTACATTACCGCTATATATTGTTTCTGTATGCCCTTTATTGACGAATCCATATTGCTTTATGAAAGCTTTGTCTTTATCGTAGAAGAAAACTCTTATACCACTAATTTTTTCATTATCTGGTACGGAAATAGTTACCATCTGTGAATGAGGGTGTATCGCTATAAAACCGACACTTCTCAAATCAACTGAGGAGTTAAACTCTGAGCCATCAGTATAATACAGACCATTTTTTTCAAATGTTATTTTTGAAAAATTTAAGTCTCCATGAATAGCCGTTTGGGTAGTTATGTCCCCAATCTCATTCTTTAGTTCTTTAATATCCTTATTTCCAGCTAGTTTTATCCAATTACCTTCATTAGTAAAGTTGCTAGCATATTCTGGATTTACACCTCTATAATTATACAGCCATACTTCAACTTCCTTAGATGTCGTGTTATAGAATCTAAGGGTGAGGTTGCTGATGGTTCTATCAACTGTATCTACTGCAAGTGATGCTGATTTCAAGGAATCATAAGAATTATTTGCCAACTTATAGAAGGCATCATGCCTATTCAAGAATGCTGCAATACTAGGAGAGAAAGACACATTGAAAGATATATCGTGAAGGTTTATATCCTGCAAATATAACTTAGCACCATTATCCAACAAATCAAAACTAATAACTGCATATAATTCAATTTCTCTATTTGCTGATTTTAGATGAATGATGCCATTTTGTGGCTTTTCTGTACTTCTATAAGAGATAGTATGTCCTGTAGAACTAGAGTCTGACAGAATAAATCTATAATCATTCTCAACATTGTAAATCGTTATTTTATCATAATTGTGCTGTTTTGATAAATAAAACTCTGATACAACTTTATTGAAGATTGCATTGTCAGAAAATACTTTAGGCTCATACGTTTTTTTTGATATGAGTTCTTTTATATTATTGATTTCAGTACTTACCTTTTCTACATCTTTACTATTTGTCAATTTTATCCAATTACCTTCATTAGTAAAGTTGCTAGCATATTCTGGATTTACACCTCTATAATTATACAGCCATACTTCAACTTCCTTAGATGTCGTGTTATAGAATCTAAGGGTGAGGTTGCTGATGGTTCTTTTTAAAACTTCGACAGCATTTACAGCAGATGATAAAGATTCATATTCAGCTTTTGGTAATTCATATAGCTTGTAATCTTTCTTGATATAAGCAGATATGTTAGGCGAAAACACAAGATTAAAGCATCTGTCGGAAAGCTGTATGTCCTTCTCATATAACTTTATTCCATCTTCTAATGCGCTCCAATTTATAATAGCAAAACCATTTATATTAGTATTTGCAGAAGATAACTTAAAGAGTCCATTGCTAGGCTTGTCAGATGTATTTGCTGACAGTTTAATTGTATCTCCTGTATTGCCGTTGCTAAGGATAAATCTATAATCATTTACCGTGTTATATATGGTAACTTTATTGTAATTTACATTTGTATCTAAATATAATTCAGATACAACTCTGTTAAATATAAAATTGTCTGAATAAACGGATTGTACACAAGAGTTAGATAAGTCGTTGAGTTTAGTGCTTACGGCTTTTTGGCTCATCACCTTATCCTCAGACCAACCAGATTCCTGAGAGATTGAAGTTTTGTTTATCTTAGAGCCTTGAAGCTCATCAACTGCACCTTGAACAGTTGCTGATGTGAGTTGAGAGGAAGTATTATCATAGGTTACAGCCGTAGCTACACTGGCTCCACCAGTAGCAGTTACACCTTTGACAAGTTCTGTAATCTGATCATCACGAGTGTTGAGCTTAGCCATATTTGCATCCAATGATGCATTCTTCTCATCTTGGGCAGACTTGTTGGCAGTAATCTGACTTTGATTGCTTTCTATCTGCTTGGTATGCTCAGATACAGTAGAGCTTAAATCATTGTGTCTGGAATTGATGTCTTGAATTTCCTTCTCAACAGTCTGCGCATCTCCTTCAAGAAAGATTTGCTTGGCGGATCCTAGCTTGCCTTTCTTAGTCTTAGCTTCAAGTTCGTCTGTTAAATTTATACTCATATTATATAATTTTTATACGATTATGATATTGCTAAATTCCATGTAGCTGCGGTGAGAGGATTGGCGGTTCTGTATGCCTTGAAGCTGCCTAGATTATTGGTGATAGTCTGAGGAGCTGCAAGGGTTACATCAAATCCTGCACTGGTTACACGGCTGATTGAGAGATAGCTAGGTACTACCAGCCAGATATAATCATTATCCTTGGTAGTTACCTTTGGATTGAATGATACTCCTGTGGATGATACCTTGCTGAGCGTATTGAGGATTTCAGCGGTCATTGTGGCTACTGGGTCTCCTCCAAAGTAGCAGAGATAGCGAGTTTGAGATATACTCTTGCCAGTTCTGCCTTTCTTGCCAACTTCAAACTTGAAGATTTCTCTTGCACCCTCTATCGGAGTGGATAGGTTTCCACTGGATGCAGGGGTGTCTGAAAGAGACTTTGGAGTGGAATCATTAATCTGCTTGCTGACAAGGAGAGTATCAGGTACAAGTGGCTTGCCATCGCTGATGATGGAATAGCGAACATCTGTCTGCATAGAGCCTACATTTGGATTGATACTGAAACCAAGAGTGATAGGATAAACCGTATCATTCAGCTTGGCTAGATTCTCATCCATATTCTGAATGCTCTCCACCAATTCCTCAGGAAGACCAGTGGCAGCAGCTATCGTCTGCCGGAGTTCAGGATCAAGCTTCTCTACACCAATCGTTTTATCCTTCAATTTGTCTTTGGTTATGGAGTTTACCGCCAACTTCTCATTGGTGACACTTCCATCTTCCAGTTTCTCGTTGCTGACAGAACCATCTTGGATGTTGCCATTTCCTACAGAATCAGCAGCAAGCTTTTCGTTGGTGATAGCACCATCCTTGATTTGATGAGTCTCCAACTCATCCGATACATTGACCTTTTTGTCGAGTGTTTCCTTTACGGATTCACCCGACTCCTCGTCCTTGATGTACCTAGAATATGTCAGAGTCTCGTCTTTGCGCCCACTGATCAGGATGCTATTGTACTTTTTCTTTTCTGCCATATTTATTCTTTAAGTTTAATTTGATATTCGTTATCGTCACCAGCTACCAGTTCGTCTGACCAATAGTAGTAGAGATCACCCAGCTTGGTGGTGTTCAGGGAAGCTTCAAAACCACACTGATTGAAGGTGAGTGGCTGGCGGCTGACAAACCAGATGTATGGTTTCTCGTCTGTCGTTTCGATGGTGAGAGTCTTGCCAACAAGCGTATCTTCCAGCAGGGTGAGGTCTTCCATATTCAGTTCGCTCATATCCTTGGCAGCAGATGCGCCATAGTAGCTTGCATTGACGGTTCCGCTTGCGGTGATGGTTACGTAACCTGATACGGCTGGGATGATAATCTTGTGGGTGTCGCTATTGTAATACTCCTCGGTCACATCCTTGCCGTTCATCAACACCTTGACCATACCGATGCTGAATCCCTGAATAGGAATGATTTCAGCTTCCAGCTTCTTTCCGTTGCTGATAGCACCATTCAGCATGAAGTTCTCCTGATTCTCCACCAGTTGCGTTTCACCATTGATGGTGTAGCTGAATTTGGCATTGTGAACGATGAAGGAGATTGGGCAAGTTGACTGGTTATCTGTGACGATGTAATAGCGGAGGTCAAACAATCCTGTATGCTCGCCTTCAACAATACCTACTGGAATATTGCTCTGTGAATTATGATCTACGATTCTCAGAAGGTTGCGCTCGATGCTGACCATTTCGCTGCCTTCATATTTCCACGAAACCTTGATGTTGTAGTTTCCGAGTTCAAGAGTCGGTGGAATGTCGCAAATCAGGATGTTTCCTTGGATTCCTGCAACCTGAATGGGAACGGAAACCGTATCACAGAAACAGCCATGCAGTTCCACACTGATGTCGGTAGCCAGATTCATATCGAAGTCGATGAGTCTCTGAAACTCCTTCGATACGTCCATCTTCCGCACCAAGACGTGAAGCTTGAAGCTATTTCCTTGCACAATTTTATAAATCATATTTTGATACACATTATTAATAATAGCGCAAAGATAGGCAGAATTTTCTCTACCTATCTCTTATCCATTAACTTTTGGACATTAAATCAAGCCCTTCCATCTGAGGAACTTGCGCTTGCGGCTGCGCTTTCCTCTCTTGCTCTTGCAGTTGGTATGATAGACACAATCACGGAAGAGGTCTCTCGACTTCATATCCTTATCTACCAGTTTTGTCTTCTTGAAAGCCTCGAAGAGTGGGCGGTTCATAATCATCAGGTTGCCCTTCTCCGTAGGTAGGACAAAGTAGATTTCACCCTTGTTCTTCTTGGCTGCATAGTCTGCCTTAGCCGTAGCTTGGCGGTACATAATCTCGCATTTGATGCGCTTGAAAATCTTAGTAATCTTCATAATCGTAATTATTAAAATTGAAACTATATGATGGTTGCTGCCGAAACAGAAACCTTTCTTCTCATTACTCTAGCCTGAATCTGAATCATCTTTGGCATTTCCATTTCATTGAAGCAGATATGGAGTCCGATGGCTCTTGTCATGAGCAAATCATCGTGCTTTCCGTCTGCTGCTTCATATACGGTTCCGTTCTTCTCGTAGGTGAGATACTCATCTAGGCATCTATCGTCTCGTTCTACATAGAGATGTTCACGGATCACCTGAACCAGTACAGAGATAACCATCGGCTTGGTTGCCACATTGGTATGGAATCCATACTTCACTGGAACCTTATTCTTGATGTCTGACTCACTCTGCTTGCGAGCATAGAGATTGTCATAAACGTCCTTGATTTGATTCAGGATGAACTCAGACTGATCACCGCCTTCCAAAATATGCTCCTTGTCTTTCGTCTCCAAGGTATTGGATTCAATCACCAATAGGGCATTATCATAGAACTTGGCTATCTGTGCTGCTTTCCAAGCCAGCAAGTCCATATCAATATGCCCATACCATTGGGCTACCACATACGGCTTGCCACCTTCCATCATCCAGTATCGGTCGAAGACACAGATAACAGACCAGTCGGCATTCTTGCTTCGTCCACCAATATCCACGACCACCAGATAGCGGTTGGTCACCCTGCAATCGTCAAAGTATTCCGGCTTGCTCCATATCCATAGCTGCCCCTGCTTGTCTTCACAGAAGCGGACATTCTGCATACACTTCTTGCCCTTATATCCGTCACCATATACATCACCGATGAACTTAGGTGCTCGGCATCCTTTTCTGAACTTGTCAACCTTATCCTCAGCGAATACCTTGGCTCCTGAGTGCTTGAAGGCTTCAATATCATCGGTAGGGTAGCCTGCAGCCATATCAGCGTGGTCGGTGAACTTCTTTCGCTCAGCCATATACCAGTTGATGGCTTCCAGCGGAGCACCCAGTGTCCACAACTTCCAAAGGTATGTGCCCGGCTCCTCTCGGTCGGACATCGTATTTGTATTGTTGCGGTTCTCGTATAGCCATTTGGCAAACTCCACCTTCTGCTTCTTGGTTTCAAAATCAAGATGATACATATCGTATATCTCGAACCAAGGAACAAAGAACGGCTCGAACTGGGATTCACCTTTTTTGGCTGCAATCCATTCCTTGTGGAAGAAGTTGCCAGTACCATTTGCGGTGGATTCATAGGCAATCATCGTATATGGTCGATATAAGATACCATTGGTGGCATTCTGTACCACTTCCTCAGGAGATTTGCCATCTGTCTTTTTCCACAGACCCACCTCGGAAAGATGAACCAAGTTGTAATCTTCACCATTGGCTGATAGTGGTCGCTCCATAGAACCCACCTTGATCTTGCAGAAACGCTGAGGAACCTTCTTCACGTTGCCGGATGTACCCACACCCACAAACTTAGGTTCGTTCTCAGAGTAGGCTTCACCCATTTCATAGAGGAATTTGGTAGGGAAGTTTTTCAGGGCTTCCTCAAACATTCCTCGGATGGTCTCTGCGGTGTCCTTTACCTGAGCAACAATCAGGGAGTTGAGACCCTTTTCCCACATTAATTGCATCCAGAGCATATACATCTGAATGACCGTTGAACCTCCCCATTGTCGAGCCTTCAAGAGAATGAGTCGGATAGGACGGTTCTTCTTTCTTCTCTCCTCCAGCCACCTGAGCAGTCTGCGCTGCGGTCTTCTCAGTACAAAACGGAAGGGGAGACCTCCACCTTTCGGCTTGATATAGATGAACATGGCGAAGAAGAAGAAGGGGTCGTGCTTCATCCTGATTCGGGTGAACTGCTCCACTAGTTGCTCCATTTCCTCTTCAAGGTTGTATGGCTCATCCATATCCGCATGCAGTTCCTCAATCACCGCCTTGCAGCTACCCAGTTCCAGCAGCATCTTGATGAGCGGAATCTTCTTCATGCTCATCGGGAGGTGCTGCTTCTGAATCGGGAAGTCAGGCAGGAAGAGCAGGAATCGCTTATCTCCACAACCTTCACCCTTGATCGGGCTGAAAGGAGTGTTGATTTCCTTGATGCGCTTCTCATTCTCAGTCAGGATGCTCAATACATGTTTGTCTAGTGCATCTGTCAGTTTGGTTCTTATGGCTACTTGTCTTGGCATATCGGAGAATTAAGATACCCCCACAACAGACCGACTACATAGCAATAGATGTGGATGCCCACTGCCATGCAAGGAATGAAAAATCCTACACATATATACGAGAGAATGATGATGTTGTACCTCACCTTCTTCTCCACGAATGGGGCGATATATCCCATATAGGCATATACGATACCGCTGAGACCGATAATGGGTACGCTAGAACTTGGGTAATAGCTTATGGCTATGAGATAGAACACCACCATATCTACGATGCCGCAAGGTCTGGCTTTCAGGCATTGATGCAGCACCCAAAGGTTGATGGCAGCATGGAAGACGTTCTGATGGAAGAATGGGTAGGTAAGTCGGTTCAGCATAGAGCAACCTTCATAGAGACCCATCCCATCGTAACCAAGGAATGTGATACACATTATTATAATGTACCCAGCATAAAGCGCAATCTTTTCTTTCTTAATTCGTAACATCTTTCCTTCTCCTCCTTTCTCACCTTATGAAGAATCACGTGTATGGATTTCGGAGAAAGATAGAAACTGGGAGCCTCCTGATTGCACACGTAACTAATGGCATCCAACTTGGTGATAGAAGGATGCTGCTTGGTATAAGCTATAAATCTGCGGTATATTTCATGAAACATTTCTCTCTTGGTAGGGTTCATGTTATCCAAGGATTTCCCTTTGATCATCGTCAGAATAACATTGTAAGCCCTGATATCCGAGACCCAAAAACGCTTGCTTGAAGATTGCAGTAATCTCTGCTCAATCTCCAAGAGGCTGATATTGTCTCTTACTGATATGATTTCCTTGTAAGCCCTCAATATGTCAGCGTTTCGCTCTTGTGTAAAGTCACATCGTGATCCTTTATGTTTCATTCTCTTATGATGCAAAGTTACAAAAAAGTATTGAAACAACCAAATTATTCATATACGATTAATCAAAGTTAACGGATAAGATTAATTATAGGCGGAAAAGTATTACTTTTGGGCATTGATTTATAAATTAATACATATATATATGCCTGATAATACAAATACGGAACAGAATGCTGGTGCTGCTGCACAGCAAGCTACAAAGACCAAGAGAGACTTGGCTTTGGAGCGTTTGAAGACTCGTCACCCAGATACGGAGTATGCGGATGATGAAGCTATCTATGGTGCTATCAATGATGATTATGATGCCGACCAGAAGTCTTTGCAAGGTTACAAGGATAACGAGAAGGCTATGGCTGACTGGATGGGCAGTGACCCTGCTGCGGCTACCTTCCTGCAAGCGATGAAGGCTGGCAAGAGTCCTTATGCAGAATTGATTCGCACCCATGGTGAGGATGCTATCGACTACTACTCTGATCCTGATAATGCTGACGAGATTGCCAATGCTCAGTCTGAGTTCTTGAAGAATGCGTCTGATGGCAAGAAATTGCAGGAGGAGTACGACAAGAACATGCCAGCCAGCTATGCTGTCTTCGACAAGCTGGAGGAGAAGTATGGCGAGGAAGCGGTGAACGAAGCTATCGACCAGTGCTTTCAGACGATGAACAATGTGGTGAAAGGTATCTTCACAGAGGATATGATTACGGCATTCATCAAGGCGAAGAATCACGATACCGATGTAGCTGATGCTGCTCACGAAGGTGAGGTGCGTGGCAAGAACACCAAGCACATGAAGAACTTGGAGCTGCGCAAGAAGGGCGATGGTACTGCCGACCTTGACTCAGCGAATGCCGAGACCAAGAAGACCGACAACCAGCCGGAACTGGGTGCGCTTGGCAGGGCTACCCGAAGAGGAAACATCTGGGAACGTGGAAACGAGAAGCGAACACGCATCCGATAAGATAGAGTTAGATTTATATAATGTTTAATTAATATTTAGGATAATGAAAGTAACAAAAAGTACATTTAATCGACTGTTCTCCATTTTCATTATGGTGATGGCAGTTATTTTTGGTGTCAATGGTCAGGTACTGATGGCTGAGGCTACTCTCCCTGATGGTGGTACTTCTGAGAGTGGTCACCCTGCGGAAGCTGGTGGTGCTCCTGCTGCTGGTGAAGCTGGCAATGGTGGTGCGGCTCGTCAGGATGATGGTATCAAGACGGAGACCAAGGGTCGTGAGCACTTTAACGAGAAGGGCATTGAGTATTACAACAATGACATCAACGAGAAGATTATCAAGATTCGCCCGATGGCAACACCAGTGGATCAGATTTCCCGTTATGCCACAACCAAGCCGGCAAGCTCCTTTGTTGTTGAGTATTGGAGTATCGGTACTCGTCCTATCCGAACCACAGTAAAAGAGAATACAGAGGCAAGTACTGGTACATCTATGGTATTGAAGGTAGAAGACCCTGAAATGTTTACGCTTGACGATACCATCCGAGTGGTAGGTGTGAAGGCTGTCACTAACTATAAGGGTGTCGCTTATTCAACCATTACTGATGCTCCTACTCCTGATTTGGTACTCTGTGTGTGCGGTAAGGACACAGAAGGCTTTCCTATCGTGTATGCCATTAATGGTAACATGGTCAGCAAGCAGCCTATCGGTGTTCCTGCCTTGAAGCAGGGTCAGAAGTTGATTCGTATGGCAAAGAGCTGCGGTGAGTTGGATGTACAGACTGGTCGTTTCAACAACCTTCCTGATTCTGATACTCAGTACTGCCAGAACTTCATGATTCAGGTTGAGCAGAGTACCTTCGACAAGATTGCTGACAAGCGAGTGGATTGGGATTTCTCAGACATCGAGGAGGATAGCATCTATGATATGCGACTTGCCATGGAGGGTTCTTATCTCTTCGGTGATATGGCTTGCATCAAGCATACTACGAAGAACAACTCAGCTCAGTGGTTTACCAAGGGTATCTGGTGGATGGCTGGCAAGGATATTGAGGTAGGTCATATTGCTACTGCCGATGAGATCAAGAAGGGCTACACCAAGAATGAGCGAGTTATCACAGACTTGGAGCTGGTAGATATTTCCAAGGATATGTTTGTCGGTACTGGTATCGGCAACAAGCGCAAGGTGGTTATCGCTGGCTCAGACTTCGTCCGTGCATTCAGTAAGATTGATTCTGACAAGTTCCGCTTGAAGGACACCGTTGAGGTATGGAACTTGAAGTTCAAGAGTTGGGAGACAGACTTCGGTGAGGTGTTGATGATTCACTCAGAGTTGTTCGACCTCTTCGGTATGAGTGACTGCGGCTTCGCTCTTGATCCTGAGTTCTTGGTGAAGAGAGTACACTTGTCTTGGACTCGTAACGTTCTCGACTTGAAGAAGGCTGGAATCCGTAACACCGATGCAGTAGTTATTCAGGAGGTTGCTTGTCTGTACTTGAAGTACCCTAAGGCACATGCTCGTATGCGTCTTGCCAAGGTTCCTGATGCAGAGGGCACATCTGAGACAGAAGAGACCAAGGCTGCTGCTTAATGCAGGGCAAATTCGGCAAATTATTCATTAAATAGAGAGGGGTGTGGGCACTAGCCCCATCCCTTTTTTCATAACACATATATAATAAGGTATAATCATGTATAAGAAATATCAAGCTGGTACGGATTTGTCGTTCAGCGTTATGGTTGGTAACGAACGAGTGAGAGTTGTCTTCGAGGGTAAGACTATGGGTTGCAGTATCTATGGCACAAGAGACGAGAAGTTGCAGAAGGCTATCGAGTCTCATTATTGGTTCAATGACAAGTTCTTCTTGGTGGAAGCCGTTGACGAGAAGAAGGAAGCTGCCGAAGCCAAGAAGAGAGCGGCTGCCAAGACCAAGAAGAAGGCGGCTGAGGAGAAGAAGACCCATATCGTGACAGACTTTGAGGATGCCAGAGACTATCTGGCTGAGACCTTCGGTGTGAGCCGCTCGAAGTTGAAGACCAAGGAGGACATCTTGTCTATTGCCAAGGAAAAGGGTGTTGAACTAGAAGGACTTGAATAATGAAGAAGTATGCTGTATCTGATTTGGTGAAAGAAGTGAAGGTGCTCTTGGACAGAAATCAAGAGTCTTCCGGCTTGCTGACTCCCGATGATACTGATACGCTCTCTCAGACAGAACTTATCAAGAGTAAAATCGTAGATGCAGCAAGTATCATTCTTTCCGATGCGCCAGTAGATATGGTGGATGGAATCAAACTAGACAACATCAGCGTATCTTGGGCATCGAAGAACAATGCTTATGTCGGTACGGTCTATATGCCATCCGATATGATCAGGCTGCTCAGTGTAAGAGCCAGCGACTGGAACCGCAATGCCGAAATCATCACCGAGAATGATGAAGCCTACAAGTATCAGGGCTGCAAATATGGAGTGAGGGGCAATCCCGACCGACCTATTGCGGCTATCATCCATACCAAGGGCGGTAGATACCTAGAGCTATATACGAGCAAATCGAATAGCGTGACGGTTGACTTCACCTATGTGGCTCAGCCGGAAATCATCACGGAAAGCAGTGGTGCAGGGTATATCAATCTACAGAGCAACCTGAAAGATGCTATCCTCTATATGGCTGGCTATCTCACTTGCGTGAGTATGGGAGATACCGATACTGCGGCTGGGTTATTGGGTGTAGCCAGAAAACTGGCACATATTGTTGAACCAACAACATCGTAATCATGGCAAAGAAGAAAGAAAAAGCAAAGCTGTTGTCGCTGAGCAAGGTGGTGGACAGAGAGGAACTGGATAGCGTAAAAGCTTCCAAGAACCGATTCGACAAGCCATACGAGCGTGCCTTCTCCATCCTGCTGGAAGCACAACGATACTATAACAACATGGATAACTTCCGAAAGCGTAGGGAGAGAAACAAGCGGTACTGCTATGGAGACCAGTGGGGAGACCTCATTGAAATCGAGAATCGGTGCGGATTTACCAAGCGTATCAAAGAGGAAGACTATATCCGTGAGCAGGGTAGTGAGCCGTTGAAGAACAACCTGATCAGAAGGCTGGTGAAGAATGTGCTGGGTGTGTATCGCTCCCAGAGCAAGGAACCTACCTGCAATGCGAGGGATAAGGATGAGAAGCGGTATGGCGAAACGATGAGTGTGGTGCTGCAATGCAACCGACAACTGAACCGAGAGACGGAAATGGATGCCCGAACGATGGAGGAGTTCCTGATCAGCGGTGCGGCTATCTACAAGAAAAAGTATGGATGGCGAAGGGGAAGGTTGGATTGCTGGACAGACTATGTGAATCCGAACAATTTCTTCATAGATAACAATATGAGGGATTTCAGAGGATGGGATGTTAGCTGCTTGGGTGAGGTTCACGACATTACCATCGGCAATGTTCTGAGAGAATTTGCCAAGACTCCTGCCGAAGCAAGGAAGTTGAAGGAGATTTACCGACTGGCTGCTGACCGAGACTTCGTGATAGCTGACTGCACCCAGCGTTTCGGAGAGTTTGATCCGAAGACCATCGACTTCATGAATCCTGCCAATCCTTCACTATGCCGAGTGATTGAGGTATGGCGCAAGGAGAGTAAGCCACGCTATCGCTGTCACGACTATAACAATGGTGACGATTTCAAGATTGATATTGAGGATAAGGCTGATATTGTAGATGCAGAGAACAGAGACAGAATCAGGAGAGGTATGGCTGCTGGCATGATGGAAGAGGATATTCCTCTGATTGAAGCTGAGTGGTTTATGGATGATTACTGGCACTTCTATTATCTTTCTCCTTTTGGTGACATTCTGAGAGAGGGTGAGACCCCTTATGCCCACGGAGAGCATCCATACTGCTTCAAGTTCTATCCGTTTATTGATGGCGAGATTCATAGCTTCGTGGAAGATGTGATTGACCAGCAGAGATATGTGAACAGACTGATCACGATGTACGACTTCATTATGAGGGCGAGTGCCAAGGGTGTGCTGCTCTGTCCTGAGGATTGTCTGCCAGATGATATGACTTGGGATGATGTTAGTGATGAGTGGAGTAGGTTCAATGGAATTGTAAGATTCAAACCAAGTAAGAGTGGTCAGCTTCCTCAACAAGTAGCCAATAACTCAACGAATATCGGTATCGGTGACTTGCTCAACTATCAGTTGAAGTTCTTCGAGGATATATCGGGTGTGAATGGTGCGCTGCAGGGTAAACCAGGAGTGTCGGGTACGAGTGGTTCACTCTATGCCCAGCAGACACAGAATGCCACCATGTCGCTGCTTGACATCTTGGAGAGTTTCAGTCAGTTTATCATTGATGGTGCTTACAAGACGGTGAAGAATATGCAGCAGTTCTATGATGTGGCACGCAACTTCAACATCGTTGGCAGGGCAGGGCAGATTGTGCGCTATGATCCGAAGAAGATTCGTGATGTAGAGTTTGACATCAATATCACCGAGAGTACGGCTACTCCTGTATATCGTCAGATGGCAAACGACTTCCTGATGCAGTTGTGGCAAGCTCAGGCTATCACCTTAGAGCAGTTGTTGCAGGTAGGTGATTTCCCATTCGGTGACGAACTTCTGCAGTCTGTATCATCCCAGCAGGAGGCAATCAAGAATGGCGAGACTCCACAAGGTTTCTCTCCTCAACTGCAAGCGCAAGTGGATCAGGCATCCCAGAGCAATCCGAAGGCTCAGGCGATGCTGCAGCAGATGATGAGCGGTCAGGGTGTGCAGCCTAGCGAGCAGTACGCACCGCTTTCGGCATAGTGATTAGTTATATTAATGTTTAGTGTTAGATATGATAGCAGACAAGGAGAATAATCAGAAATGGTATGGTAATGGGAAACCTGATGCCAGCCAAGGAAGTAATGCCAACAATGGTATTGCTACGGAGACCCAAGGCAGGGAAGACAATCCCGACCTTTACGAGAATGACGTACTCGGCAAAGTGGCGAAGCGCAAGAAGAACGACATCTGGTCGAGGGGTGGTGAGAAGAGAACTAAATTCAAGGACGAATAAAGAAAGGAGGTGTTTTATCGTAACTGTATTCTTCTGATATTCAGATGGCTACAGAAATCTTTGGGAGTTTATGGTGCTCAGCGCAAGATATATGTATCTTTGCAGCATCATAAACTCTTAATTTTTATATATTATGGATTTTGTAGATTTCGTTGATAAGTATCAGCAGGATATGACTCCTGAACAGATGTTGAGTATAGCCAAGGCTATGGGTAAGTATCTCTCATATAAGTTGAACGATGTAGAGGTACATCATCTTTGTGCGATGGTGTATGGTGTATTAAGCGAAGGGCATTTTGACAAGCACTTTGCGAATGATGCCATCAAGAAGATGTGGTACGAGGATGAGGATGGAACCAAGCACATGGCTCCTTTCTTTACGGATGAGGAGATAAAGAAAGCCTTTGACCAGCATAAGGATGATATTTCCGACTACAACATCTTTGACTTGGCGGTTACGATGAATCTGCTCAGAAGCGACCATCATAAGCTGCTGAAACAATATAGCAAGGATGAGGAGGAATTGAAGGAAATGGTGGTGATGATGGCTATCGAATACCTTCAAGACCCTGACTGCTTGCATCCTACAAGTAAGATTTGGCACAACATTAACGGATAAGATAATAGTTACGGGAACATATCTTATCTTTGCATATTATTAATAATATATAAAGATAAGATATGACTCCAAACGTGCGTGAAGGATTGCAATATGGTGCAGCTATTGGAATGTTAGTGAGTGGTGTTGTCCTCACCTTCCTATCATTCTTTCTCAATAATTATGTAGTTTCGGATGGTGTACTCTGGTACGTCAGCCAGACATTGGTTTACTCTGGGGCAATCTTCGGAGTGAACATTTATTTCAAGACCAAACTGGGCAACTTTGAGAGTAAGGTGAAGGACGAACTCGCAAATATGCTGAAACAAGTAAAGGAGGGCAAGTAACTATGAAGGTAACAAGAGAACAGATTTTAGAGATTATGCCGAATGCCAAGGATAAGGTGGATGCTTTCCTGCCTTACATCAACGGCTATGCCGAGGCTTTCCATATTGATACACCGAAGCGAATGGCGCATTTCTTGGCTCAGATAGCCCACGAAACCAGCGAGCTGAGATATACCAAGGAGGTGGGCAACAAGGCTTACTTCCATAAGTATGATGAGGGCAAGTTGAAGAATATGCTCGGCAACCTGAAAGATGGCGATGGCTACAAGTATAGGGGCAGGGGCTTGATTCAGATTACGGGTAGAGCCAACTATCAGGCTTACCAGAATAGCAAGTACTGCCGAGGTGACATCATGGAGCATCCCGAACTGCTGGAGCAGCCATTGGGCGCAACCAAGAGTGCGATGTGGTGGTGGTGGAAGCACGGCTTGAATGAGCTGGCTGATAGTGATAGCTTCCTAGCAATCACCAAGACCATCAATGGCGGCACATACGGCTTGGAGCACAGACGAACATTCTTGAAGAGAGCAAAGTCTGCATTAAAGGTATAGGCTTATGAAGAAGTGGTATGATTCAGATGTATGGCAGTTGCTGATCTACATTTTGGCTATGCTGCTGGTAGCATTTCTTATGTCGGGATGTAAGACTTCCTACGTCCCGATGGAGAAATTCGTATATCGTGACGTAGTAAAATGCGATACCCTGCATACTTCTGACAGCATTTTCGTGCATGATTCGGTATCAAGTTCACAGAAGGGAGATACCATTTTCGTTGACCGATGGCACAAGAAGGTGGTTATGAAGACCCAGTATAAGGTAAGGGTGGATTCCTTCATCCGAAGAGATTCCATTCAAGTACCCTATCCAGTAGAGAAGCAGCTCTCCAAGTGGGAGCAGTTTCAGTTGAAGTATGCGATGTGGTCGATGGGAGCGATGTGCGCCCTGCTCATCATTTTAGGTTTAATCATCTATAGGAAACATAAGAATGGCAAATTTATCAATTTCAATCACAAAAAGTAGCATCTATGAGGAGGTGGCGAAGACTACCGCCTATCTGGGTGCAAAGAATAAGCTGGATGATGGCAAGTCTGCCTTCGACCAGATATTTGTTACGGATGCCGACTTGGCGATGATAGAGCGATTCTATAATGAATCGAAGGATGCACTGCTCAATCTCCTGAAAAGATTCATGCCCACCATCGGCTCTTCTACCGATGGCAACATCAACTGGACTCTGAGTATGCCTAGCCGGTTCGATACCAATATGAGCGGCTCCATCACTTCGTCCGCCACCTCATTCATCGTGAACAGCATCGTTGCCAAATGGTGCGAGATTACGGCTAACGACAAGGTGAAGGAGTATGCCGATAATGCGGCTGCTCTGCTGCTCGACATCAAGGATAAGGTGTTCAACAAGACCAAGCCAACACGAACTAAAATATAAAATATAGAAGTATGCCAAGAAAGAATTTAACTATCACGTTGTATATGAGTGAACTCATCTACGACTTCCAGAACAAAGCGTTCCTGACAGGACGGAGCCGAAGAGCTGCGGATATGGATGCTGAGGCTGCCAGCAATATTCAGGCTAGCGATGATGATGAAGATAAGAATCAGGCATTGCGAAGCATTCAGAATGCCTATAGCCAGTTGCTGGTAGAACTGAGTGAAGCTATTGAGAAAGGTTCCGGCACTACGGCTTCCAACAAGCTGATCAGCGATACCGACAACATCATCATCAAGCTTTCGCTTCCATCCAATTACTCGCTGGGCTTGAAGGATGCGCTGACCAGTTCCATCCACGATTACATCATCAACAAGGCACTGATGGATTGGTTCACCATTACCAACCCTGATGACGTGAAGGTGTATAGCGAGCTGGCGGTGGAGTCATTGAGAAACTTGCACGAAACGTTCAACAGACGTGAGCGACCTAGCCGGACAGCTCCTAGCGCATAGAGGGGAGGTTCAGCATGAAGACTTGCAACAAGGGTCATAAGGTGATGATAGAGCTGCAGAAGAGCGAACTCATCTACGACATCCGTAATACGGCTTACACTTATGCGGATTCGATTAGGAGTGGGGTGGCAGATTCCCACCTCATCCATAATATCTATGATGTGGCAGAGGATGGCAATCGGGATAAGCTGGCGAGAATCTTGGATTCCACTATAGAGGATTGCAGGGAAGTCCTCTACCGATTCACCAAGATGGAAATGCTGGGAAGCGGCTTTGATTCCAATGAGTGGGAGGAGTGCATCGGTTCTCCTACCAATGATGAGGAAGCCTACTATCTGGCTCTGAGAATGCCAAAGGGATTCTCTTCTACGAGTGTACATACCATGACCGTGTATATTCATGACTATATCGTCAATCAGGCATTATACGAATGGTTGATGGTGGTCTATCCCGAAGGTGCAGACAGATTCTGGGCACTGGCGGAAGAGAAGAAGGAAAAAATAAAGAATGCAAGCAATCGCTCTGCGGTAAGGGCGAGGATCAGGCTTCATCCTTTCTAGACTTATGGTTAACGAAAAAGCAAGGGCAGCTATCTTCACAGACGGCTGCCCTTATTGATTTTAAAATCATGAATGTATATGAAGAAAAACTTATCTAAGCTTGTTTTGCAGTCGGGCAACAAACTCATTTCCTACGCTATGAATGGATTCATCGTAGCTGAGACTGCCCATTACTGCAAAGCGGAAATACTTGTAAGGTGATCCTGCCATACCAGCCAAAAGCTGGTTGACGGAAGAATGGATGTAGAACCAGTTGAAAAGGTCGTTGCTTCCATACAGCACCACACCCACCTTACCTTTTGCAGCGTTGCGGAAATAACCACGGATGATGCTCTTGAACATCGTCTTGTGGATATTCTCCTGACCGAGAGTCAACGGACGTGTACAGAAGAAATAGGAAACGCTTCCCGATGGCTCCTTGACATATACATCAACAATCTTTCCGCTCTGATTGATGGCATAAGACTCAGGGTAGGAGTTGACGGTGGAACGGAACACATTGTGCATCGTTCCCAACATTCTGCTCTTCAAGGAATACACATACGCATAGGTGTAGTCGGGTCTGAACACGATGATGCGGTTATCGTAATAATCATATATCAGGCTCGCCTTCTGCAGGAATGTTCTGAATCGGATATATTGGGTATCTGATTCAGAAATGCCCCCAAGGGCAAGCAGCTTCTTCTGATAGTCGTTTTTGAATATCTGGGTGAAGACAAACGGATAACCATCAAGAACATCTGTGATACACTCGGAATCCCTGCCTCGCTGCATCATGATACCTCGTTCCGTAGGGAACAGAACGGCATCATCAATCTGCAAGATACCCTTAGGGTTGGAGCAAATATCTCTGTTGGCTGGCTGTCGGGCATCGTAGGTTCCTTCCTGATTGGTCATTAACACCCATACACCTTCATCGGTGAAGGCATAGAGAGGAGCTTCGCCAAACTGACCCTCGCTGATAGGTCGGGTATTGGCTGCAAGCGCATTGATAATGGATGATCCAACCTGAACCGAGTTCTTGGCAGGAAACACCATCGGATTCTCAGCTTCGCTGACCTTGACTACATTAGGCTGCTGAGAGACATACTTCTGATTGTCGGTCTTGCTTAATGCAGCATTATACTCAGCTTTCGTAATCTCGGTGAAGTCTCCCGTATCAATCGGTGTAGAATCCCAAGTATATCCAGAAGGGATAATGGCTCCGCTTCCGCTACCAAAGCTTCCTCCACTGGTTTCGCTTGCTTTAGTGCTGCCACCTCCAAAGTCTCCACCAGAAGAACTGCTCTTGATGAGCTTATGGCGATACACTTGCATAAATGCTGGAAGTCCGGCATCATCGTGGTAACGGTACATATAATCAGACAACTCTGAACTTTCTGTTTCTGTTGGTGCATCTGTTCTTCCTCCAAATCCCTCGTTGTTCAAAGTATTTGAAGTCTGTCTATCTGCTGCAACTGGTGTCGAGCGGTTCTTACTGATGTTGATATAGTAAGACATTCCGAACGTCTCGGAAGGTTTCAGCTTAACTTTCTTGGAGTAGTATTTGCTGTACTTAGGGAGATAGAAGTAAATGGTCATAGCCGTAGCAAGAGTGCTAGGATATGCCAAGATTGGGCTGAGAGGGTATTGCAGCTTGCCCTTGTAGTAAATATCTCTCTTGATACTATTCTCGCTGATGCTGACCTGATATACTGCATCACAGATGTAAACGGTAGAGAGTGCATTATTGGGGGCAAGATCAGTGTACTCATTCAGGTACATCTGATTATTCGAGACTTTCCGGCTTGAGAAAATATTGGTATCGAAAGCATTGAAGATAGTCTTCTTCACGTTTCCGATATGCAAGCGGTTGTTGTATGTAATGGAACATTGACCGCCAAATGAGCTTCTCTGAAAGTCTGCAAGAGAAATACTTTCCTCGGTCTCCAATACTCGTTTGAGAGGAATAGCTGTGCCGAATTTATCCTTGCTGATGCTTGTGCTCAGATAGAAAGATTTCTTCTCGAAAGACTGATATACATCTTCCTCTGACAGATATTGAAAAGCATCGCAATTAACTCCTGATTTCATTTTGTCGTTCCAAAGGTAGCACTTATATCGTGATATTCCTTTAGTTTGTTTCTCCGTATCAATAAATGATTCCGGCTGGGAAAGATAAACATCTACACCGCTGATGAGGTCTTCAAGACCTTTGGGTATATCCATATTGATAACGATGGAGTGAGTATGAAGGCTTGTGCTAGTACCAACAGCCTTTGTCTCCTGATACCAGATAAACTTGTTGAAAGTCGTTTCTGGTGCAAGAATGAATGGATTTGATATATTGATGTATGATACACCATCATATAGACGGATGGCGATTACACCAAAAACGGTATATTTGAAATACTCCGTGCCATTCTCCTCCAACTGCTTATTGATCAGCGCATCCAAAGCATTGAAAATGATGGATGCACCTTTAAGAGAAGTATCTGTTCTATTGGAATAATACTTGTTTGACACAAAAGCGGAATCCCAATCATCACCAAGATTAACGGAAGCATTGCATAACACCGACTTTGTGTTTGAGATAACTGCACTATAATTAATGGCTGATAAGTCAAAACTAGTGTAATCGCTTCCGTTCCAATAGGCATACTTAGTGTTTTCCTCTCCCACAAAGCACAAGATGTTTCCGATGGCACTCACGGCATTGACTTGGAAGCCATTAAGACTGATGGTGTTCTTGGTTCCGTTTCCACCTTTCTCTGTCCAATACCAAGTATTACCATTACGGATGATGTAGTGGGAGTGAATGGTATTATTGTGAGTAACCTTGTGAATCAGTTCGATGCTGGCTCCATCAGGTATGGTGATGGCAGAATCAACCACCACTGGCTGGTGAATAGGGTGGAGTGCTCCATCCTCGTTGATGAGGTTCAGGCAAGTTCCCAACTCACCCTCCTGGCTTTCGTGGTCGGAAGGTGAGTGGGAAAGACCTTGAAATAATACTTCTTTAATCATATTTGTATTGTTATGAGTTTGGACGGATGATCTCGTAGTACGGCTCGCCATTTTTGTTCTTGCGAGGAATGCAAGTCAGGCGCACCATCTTGTTGAGAGGGAGATTGTAATCATCAAGGATGGCTGTAACCGATGGACGTTCGCTGCGGAAACCAATCTTCTTGTGCTCCTGATTGTACTGGAGCGGACAGAAGATAGTCTGAGACTTGCGAAGTTCCTCCCAGTCCTCTCTCAGGCAGAATCCGTATGTTCCTCTGCTGGAGATACGGAAGACGAAGATGGAGCTATCTGTGCGCTCTATCTGCATAATATGGTTGTAGATGCCCTGCGAGAGAGTAATAGAATTGGCTCTACCATCAAGCACTACGAAATTCTTTCGATGCAGGAAGCCTTGAATGTTCCGGCACTTGTCTTTAATATAACTGAATATCATTTTGCAAATATACGAAGTTTTGGTTAGAAAAGATTATTATCCGTTTACTTTTGCCTTCTTCTCGTTGTACTGGCGAAGGCGAAGCTTGGCATTCTCTGATCTGAGACAACCGCAAGACTGGGTTACTCCTCGGAGCAAATTGCAGGATAGAACAGAAACACCTCTACCACAATCGCACTTACAAATCCAATAAACATCATTCTTACTGGATTTGCCGGAGCGGCAGCAGACATAGAGTCTGCCAAACCGCTTTCCTTTCAGGTCTATCAACTTTCCCATACCTTATTTCTTGCTAAGTTCCTTTGCCTCTTCAAGAGATAATGGCTTTCCGCCAAGAGGAATGCGGAAGTCGAACTTGGAACGGAAGGAGTAGTAGCAGACGAAATCGAAGCTCTCCTTCATTCTCTCGTCAGTGGTGATGTATTTCTGATAAGCGATAACATCATCTTCTGAGCGATAGATGGTAGAGTTAACGAAGTAGTTGCTGGTTCCCTTGTTGGCAATGACTGCGATATAGAACTTCTTGCCAAGGATGCGCTCTGTGATGCGCTGAATAATTGAAATCTTCTTTGTATTCATATATTAAATTTGATTAATTATTAAGATGAATGCAGATAGGCTGCACTCTTTTTACTATTCGATTCCACAAGATACGATACCATCTTCTTTGTTGATTCCTCGGAAGTGCTCGCATCGCTGGCAAGCAAGACTACCTACCATCAGGAGTTCATGGGTGTACTTGCCTTGAATGCCGAATGGGCAGGGTGTGGTGTACTCGAAGTGCCCACCGACAAACTCGTTGACGTTATATTTTGGATATTTCATATACTATCTACACACAATAAATTAAGTTTTTTATACTCTCTTCTGATTATTTCATAGGAAGAATAAGTACTTCTTCCACATGACTTCTGCTCTGGGCAGAATCCTCTGTATATACACTGAGGAACGCAAGCGGATGCGAGGTAAGGCTCAATACGAACCAACTCGTCAAGTACCTTATACCAAATCTCTCTCGTCTCTCTTGCAGCCTTATTGCATAGTCTCAGCTTTGAGATATTGATAATCTCCTGAGCGTTGAGGGATAGCTGCAAGTTGACCAAATCATCCTGACGCATATCGTGGCGAGATACCTTGGAGCCAGTAATATCCGGTCGGGAGGTTGAGACGAATGGCTGAGCGTGAACGTGGCGAACAAAATGGTTGCTCACCCAGTATGGTATGCCATACAGCTTAATATCGAACTCCAGCAATCTCAGTGGCGAGTGCTCGCTGAGAATCATCTGTTTCTTGAACTCATCGCTAGGCTCCTTACCCAGCGGTTCTTTTCGTTGAGTGAAGCGAGCAGCATCCACCACTCGCTCCCAATCTGTAACTTTTGTGATTTCTATTTTCATATCTATTATTTATTTTAGTTTCTGACCTTTCTTCTACCTGATCCGGCAGCTTTCTCCTTATCCCATTCAGCGATAGCTTCCGACAAATACTTATCCATAGCCTTAGTTAGTCTTTCCATGATTATTCCTCTTTACTCGCCTGATCGCCAAGAACATCCTTGATTTTCTTTTCGATGAACTCATTAGAAGTGAGTTTCTTAATAAGTTCATCTATATCAGGTAACTCTGCATCAACTCCGACTTCCTGATTTTTGGAGGAAACATATTCCTTTAGTGCTTTCATCCAAGAACTATTAGCCATGTCTGCCAACGAATCTTTTTTGCTCTCGTAGGCTTTCTTTAAATCTCCGTTATCACGGAAATATCTGAGCACTTCCGTCAATGCAACAATGAAGTTCTTGTCTATCATCGGGTTGCTCTTTGCCTCTTCCAGTTTAAGCATTAGGAAGAGTAATGCTGAATATAAATCTGTTTTATCCATAATTAATCCTTTCTTCTACGATTTTTGATATGTAATGCTAAAGCGCAAAACGACAACAATAGCATTAATAATTGTCCTGCTTCCATATTACTTTTCCTTATCGTATTTTGACATCAATACTACTATTCTATGATACCTTGCTACAAATATTCCAAATGGAATATCAAAACAACACTTCACTCCATTAAGGAACTTGCAATCAAGCATTTTCATCTTGTCGTTCCATACTACCTCAACAACACTTCCTGTTTCAAGGTTGGATATGATGTCGCCGATATAAATCTCCTTTCCTCTCATATCCTTTTCGCCTGTGAACTGACAGACGGTAGAGGGGATAATTGGTGATGTCAGTCGTTTCTCATAGTCTGTCATCCAGACGTTATCTGAATCTTTGTGATGAACCAAGTCACCTTTTATCCATTTCCCATCCAAGGTCTTCTTTGCCTTGAATTTTATGTTTTCTATTTTCATAAGCTATTATTTTAAATCACTTGCATCATCAGCAATGCCAACACTATATCTCTCGACAAACTCAGCAGAGCGTGCTGCCATTCCTTTAATCATTGCCTTTTTATGTGAGACGTTACCAGTAGTTAGAGCATCAGCTTCTTCGGCAATGTTATTAAACCACTTGATAATATTGTCTCGTAACTCATCTGTTATTACATATCCTTTCATAACCATTCATAACCATTCTTATTTAAGTTCTACTGGCTCATTGCTAAAAGATAATTCTCTTCCAATGAGCTTCTTGATACTACCTTGTGGAATATTAAAGTATTGATAGGGTCTTTCCCAACCATCTTTCCGTGATACCCACTCATCGTTGTGTTTGTATGGCTTGACTTCATAAATTGTTTCAGAGCCATCTTTATTCTTTGCTACCCATGCCATAACTATTCCTCCTCTTTTATACCAAATGGAGTTCCATCGGCAAAGGCATAACTATCAAACATATCTTCATAACTAAATGGAGTATTATTCATGCCAACTATTGCACCACTTGCGATAAACGTAACCATATAATATCCACTTTTTGCATTTTTTAACTTCGTAAACCCAAGGGGCTGATGCTTTTGCATTTCAGCCCAGCACTCTTCTGCATCCTCAAAAGGTCTATAGGCAGGCTCTGGCTTGATGCGATACTCTATATTATTCCAAAACTTAATCTCTTTCGTTTCCGTCCAATCATTCGGAATATCTGTACCTTTTATGAAACCTGGTTTGGTTCTACACTCAATTATCTTTCCTTCTGCGTATGCCTGAATAATAGGCATCATCTGTTTTGCTTGATTTCTGTTCATACTCAATCATCTTTATATTCTTCCCATCCATTCTCCCAAGAGCCACCTGAACGGATAGCCCAAAACTCTTGTTGAGGAAGGATAGTTCCTTCTTCGTCAACTAACTCCTTTCCTTTGTATTGAACAAACTCACCTTTTGAAAATGAGTTATGTCTTATCGGCTTTCCTACGCTGATAGCGAAAGCCATTGCTTCTTGCTTTGTCATATCAATCCTCCAACTTTTCAATAGGTTTCCAATGAGTGATAATATTACCATAGAGCTTGTTGTATCTAAAGCTATTGCCTACATTAATGTATTTGTCTCTTGAATCAGTCCATACTTCCGTAGGTTTTACTTTGCTACAAACTTCCACATTCTCGTTATAAGGAGGCAACCCATCCTCAACAGATACCCAGTCTGACTTTCCTAACTCTATCAAAGCATCATGCAATAAGCTGTTCGCTTTTCTCAAAGGAGCATTATGCTTATCGTTTCCAAACTCCAAGCTATCAACATTATTGCTGATAACTTCTTGTATCAGCTCTTTAACTTTCTTCTTATCCATAGTTGTCACAAATTAAAATATTCACGTATCTGCTCACCTGTCATGC